TTACCTCGCAGCCAGCGTCCCCGGATAGTGTCGGGCGATGATGTCATTGAGCTTATCGACCAGTACTGGTCGCCTGAAGGTGATATGAGCCGTTCCCTTCTGAAAGTATTTGATTGCAAACATTTCGTCCTCGTAATGATTGCTGTGCCGGTTAGCATGGATATGATCTCCCAGGCGACGGGTAACGTCAGCGCGGTTATCGGGGACAGGTTTACCATCCAGGAGCATCAGCATGCGCTCAAGGTCTGCCAGCCGATCACGTTGCCAGCCCCAGTTAAGACCAAACCCCCACCTGTCGCATTTGACCAGCCCCGTCACGATGATTTTCGTGCCAAACTTGCAGGGCGAGTTTGTCTTGAAATCCCAGGACAGCCCTTTGAAAACGTTAATGACGCCGCGCTCAAATACCTCGCCTTTATTCAGATGCAGTTGCTCAAATGTGCTCAGGATGTTGGCTTCACTGACGGCAGGAATATCGTCCTTTTCCAGACTGTTGTACCACTGGTCACGGGCAGCAGCATCCATCAGGCTGAGCATCCCCGACTTCTTCATCAAATCCCGCCATATACCGCGATCGAGATTACGGGTAATGGCCTTCATCGCTGCTTCTGGTTTCTCCATCAGCCAGCAACCACAGCGGAAATCCTGCTTCATAGCCCAGTCCAGCGCGGTTTTTCCGCCAATACTGAGGGTCAACGTTGAGATATCGCTAAGTTGGTGGATAAGGATTTCTATCAGGCTCAACGCGGCATTACGTCCGGTGACGATGCGTTCAATGCTGGTAGAGCAAATCACGTCGGTGTGGTCGGTTAATACTTCGGCTTCAGTCTGCATGCTGGATCTCCATAAATAGAAAAGGCCCGCAACGAATGCGGGCCGGGGGTTGTGTGTCCATCAGGACTGCGGGGGGGATGTAAAACTGGAGAACACCATCGATCGACGCAACCGATCGATATTCGAAAATTGATCTGCAAAATGAATTATCCCTCCGTGCAGTCCCTGTGCCAGAATCCCGTGAACGATTTAACTTATTGTTTATCAATCAATTTCCTGTCTTTCTGAGGGATGGCTCTCTTTTGCCCGGCAGGCACGGCAGCGAAATAACGTAACGGATAATGTGATGAAAAGATGCGCACGCTGTAACAAGAAAAGGTGTGTTCTGGACCGGATTTTCGGGCTGGATAAAGAGTACTGCGACGAGTGCTTATTTGATACCGGGCAGGAAATCAGGGAAAAACACATTATCCCCGTCAGGCGTCAGAAAGATGACCGCCAGGGGAAAGCGTAGCCCGGTATGAAGCCTGAAATTGATGTCAGCGTCATTATCCCGGCTTTCAATGCGCAGGCCACCATCGGCCAGCTGGTGCATAACCTCCTGAGCGAGCAGACCCTCAGCACTGAGGTGATTGTCGTGGATGACGGCTCTACCGATAAAACATGGGCAGTACTCAGCGTCATCACCGATGAGCGGCTGATCCTCATTCACCAGGAAAATCAGGGCGTATATGCCGCACGTAACGCCGCGCTGGCGGTTCATGGTGGCGAGTGGGTGGTGTTTCTGGATGCGGATGACCAGGTAGCCGACGGATTTCTGCAAAAACGCCTGCAGGCAGCCCGTGAAGCACGGGCTGATGTCGCCGTGTTCAGTGGCTGGCGGGCTGACGCAGCAGGTCACCAGCGCTCCCCTGTGCACAGCCAGCAACCTTACGGTCAGACGCTCACCGGTCAGCAGTGGATCCGCCACTGCGTGAGCCGGCGCGAATGGCCGCATTACCTGTGGCTGCAGATCACCCGTTCGGCGTATATCCGGGAGCATGGTCTGCGATTCCAGGAAGGGAAAAGCCACAAGGATATTCTCTGGACCATCCACCTTGCAGCCGGAAACGGTCGGTTTTATTTCGCCGACCGCCAGGACTACACCTATATCAGCAACCCCGCCTCAATTACCCACCGCCCGGATTATTACGATATCCGCGCGGCCAGCTATATTGACGTGATTGCCGACATTCTCGCCCTGAGCGAACAACCGCAACAACGTGCTACACGACGTGCCCTGGTCAGACATGCCCTGGTGGAGTGCCGCCATTTTCTCGGGTTATACCGGCGTAAGGTCAGCAACCGGGATGTGCTGCGTATCCGCTTTCGCACACGGATAGCCTTTTGCCAGTTGCTGTCCGGTATAAGCAGCCTGAGCGATGTTTTCTTCCTTCTGAAGCTGATTCGTAAAATTTACTTCTCCACCGTGGTGTCGAAGGCGCAAGGTTAACCTGTGGAGTTCGCGAATACCCGGAAGGTGAGCGAACAGTTATACCTGTTGCTGATGGAGCAACCTCACAGCTAAAAACGCCCGCGAGCTACGCTGGAGCTTATGTTTTTTAACGAACACTGCCTGTTCCTGGAACCAGTAATGCCCGTAACTGGCGCAGCGCGCAGACATCTTTTCGCGCCTGTTCTATCCAGGGTAACAGGGTTGCAGAATCCGTCCTGTCTTCGTCGTTGTCGAAAATAAGATCAGTGTCACAACTGATGTTGTCCTGAAGCCAGTCAGTCAGAATAGTGAGAGCGGCTTCAGTGGTTAATGCCAGCATAAGTTTCCTTAATGTTTTTGAGGTGGGGTTACCAGTCAAACGTGGCAAAGCCCGGCAGCACTTCGCCAAAGGCATCGAGGTGAATGATCCCCAGGTGGTAGCGGCGCATAAGGGTGACAATCAACCGGCGACCCGCTTTCGACAGTCCACGCCGTTTCAGTTGCAGTATCGGAAAAGCCCACGCATCCAGGCGAATGAGATAGCCCGATCCCGTGTAGCCGACCCATTCAGAGTCATCAAAGTCCAGTACCTGTCGTGATAACTGATGCAACAGATCGTTATCCTCGCGGGTGATATGTGCGGTACTGCATCGAATGCCGTTGTAGCGGGCGCTGACGGGAAGCGGATCTTCCACAACCCGCTTTCCGGGCTCGTCAGCAATACGAAGTGAATACCCGTTATCGCAGACCACATTGATCAGGTCGTCCAGCCTAACCCCGTCAATATCCACGGCGATCCGGCCCGCATTCAGGGCCAGAACGTTAATGGTATCGGCTTCCACGGTGAGGGCGAGTTTCATGGCTGCACCTCGCGGTATTTACCGGTGGTGATGTTGGTCACCGTTCTGTAATCGTTGCGGGTCATCAGCCCGGTGGCTTTGCGGGCGCGGAGAATATCGATACTGGTGATAAGCGGTGACTGTGTTTCTGCACTAAAACCACGGCGATCGGTGCGAATCAGATCGTATTTCTCCACGATGAAATTCACCGCATCGTATAGTGAGATACCGGCGTCGATATGCTCCTGAATCACGCCATCGTTGCCAAATGGCGTGTCGTTGAGCATCAGACCGTAGTGACGATCCAGCAGGTGGCTCAGAAGTTGCTGCCAGATCTCCACGGGGGACGGTCGCGGCGAAGCCTCCCGCGTTGAGGATAGTGGTTGGGTTTGCATAGCTGGCTCTCTATGTTGATGGGTAAAAACGAGGATAAGTAGTAAGAAGATTTACGCGGTTGTGGCTGGTGTCGGATAAATCGCAATATAGACATAACCGCAACTGCCGAGGGAGTCGGCTTCGCATACCAGCCCTTTTGCGTAAAGCGTGACACAGTGCTGATGGCGGGGATTGAGTTCGCCGGAAACAAGCATCAGTTCAAGCTGTTTGAGCAACACCGGAAACGCCTGGTCGAGATGGCGCAAATCCGCCTCACTGAACGTGCCTGTGATGCTGGCGCGGTCGGCAAGATAATGCAGCCGGTTGCCCTCCTGCACCAGGCGAGCGCCAAAACAGGGTGTGATACTGCATTTAAGCCCCCACCAGGGTTCGGCGATATCGTGGTTTACAGGCGGTATTTTATTCGACAATTTTAGCCTTCCTTAAATTTGAGTTAATTCAGCGTGACGCTGCGCAGGATGACATACGGGCCGTTGCGGTCCTGACGGCGTTCAGCGAAGACCGCGAGCACACCACTGATATCCTGCACCTCCCGCCCGGCGTAGTGGCAGACGCTGCCGGACCATGTGTATTTACCCGAGCAGAAGCGAAACAGTCGGGACTGAGGATGCTGGCGGTAAATCGTCATCGCCTGACGCTTACTGATAATCTTCATTGCTACTTTTCTCCTTAAAGCCAGCCTCTCTCAGAAAACGAGACGACTTCCATACCCCCCACCACGAGGTGATCAAGCAACCGGATATCCACCAGGTCCAGCGCCTGCTGAATACGCGTAGTGACCTGACGATCTGCATTGCTGGGTTCGGCAAGGCCTGACGGGTGGCAATGCGCCACAATGACAGCGGCGCAGTTATGCTTCAGACCGGCCTTAACCACTTCGCGGGGATGGACCTGCGTATGGCTGATGGTGCCGGTGAAGAGCGTTTCGTGAGCAATGAGGCGATGCTGGTTATCGAGGAAGAGCGCGGTAAACTCTTCGCGCTCCAGTGAGGCAAGCTGCAGACGCAGCCAGTCGCGGACGGCATTACTGGACGTAAATGACGCGCCGGGTTCGCGTAGCTGGCATGCCAGCAGGGTTAAGGCTTCCCTGACTGTCTGCTGGTCGGCAGGGGCTAATTCACGGGCAAACAACGGTAACTGTTGTTCCATAGCGGCTGACCTCAGTCGATGATATGCATGATGGCGTTACATTCAGGATGGTTCAGCGCGTAGTCCCGCAGGCGATAATAGTGTTCCGTCATGGCGTCGCATTCGGTTCGCATGGCGTGGTGGCTGTACGTCATCAGACAGACGGCTATTCCGGCGGCCTCACTGCTGATTTCACCACCGCTGCCGTTCATGGTGCTGAACAGCGACCATTTTTCACCGGCATCCTCATTCGCCTCCGGAGCCATAAAGGCGCCGCCGTTACTCAGCGTATAAAAATTCCAGATGCCGCCGCTGTAATCAGCGCAGAATCGGTCCATCCACGCGAAGACAGTGGGTTCAAGGATTATCCACTGCGGTATGCTGCCGAAGTGCAGCGGCCAGAAGCTGACGCGGTTCTCATCGGTCACCTGTGTTGCGGTAATCTGCGGCTGAGCCGCAACAGGAACGGTTGCTTCGGGTGTGAACAGTGGCAGAGTGTTGTCGGTCATTTATGTATTCCTCACAGGAGTAATTTAACGGCATAAAAAAAGCGCCACAGGCGGTGAGTCCGGGCGCGGTTATTCATGTCGTGCGTATTGCTGATTTGTGTCGCGCGATAGTGGGTGATGCTTTATATTGCGACTCACCCGGCCTCAGATCGGGACAAACTGATGTGTCATATAGCCGCCGGTGACCTCCTTACCGGCTCTTTTTTTACAATTTTCTGATACCGTGGCTGAGCAGATAGCGGTTAAGCCATTCTCCTGCACTGGCTTCAAAGTTCCAGGCCCGCCAGATCAACTGGTTATCGCTGTCACGAATAACCAGCCGAAATTGCGTACCATGGTCATCTTCAATGGTTACATTGTGGTACACCGCTACCACTGCATCGGCCAGCCGGTGAGTGAACTGACCGGGCGGTAGTGGGGTATCGTCAGTGTTGTGCATCCTGAACTCCTGATAAACGTCATAAAACCAGATGCCCCGCTCAGTGAGCAGGGCATCAGTGGGTTAAGTGTGTAGCGATGAGTTGCAGTATCTGCTCCATGAGCGCCGTGATTAAGGCACCTGCGAGCAGGGTTGCCGCCTGTCTGGCGATGTAAATGCTGTCTTCGTCGTGACCTTCTGCGCGAAAGTGGTCTTCCACAAACTGTTGTGCCCTGTTGCTGGCACACCACGTCAGCACCTGGCCCAGTGCAGAGACCAGTATTTTCAGTAATGTCATGGGAATGGTCTCCGGACTGCCGGGGAGGGCAGTCCGTGAATGGTGGGGTAGTGATAATTGAATCAGGCGGGGTATGCTCAGTGATAGGTATATTGCCACCCGCCTTTATCGGTGGTGACATCAACTTCTGAAGCCACGCAGTTATTATAAAAACTCACCTCAACTGACTGCCCGTAGCGTAATGTAGCGGGCAGAATGGTTTCCTTATTGCTGGAGTACAGATATTTCTGGTTGGCGATACGACAGTTTCCCCGGTTAACCACGATATTTTTCACCGTTACGCCGTCATCGCGTGCGGTCACAACCACCGTGGCATAACGCGTCCCTGCCGGATGTACCCTGTTAAAGGTTTCGACTTTGATGTCTGGCTGAGGCTGTGCAGCCAGTAAGGGCGCTGACACGGCCAGCAGAACAGGCAAAAGCCAGTGTTTAATTTTCATCAGAATAATTCCTTATTAAGTTTGTGGGGTACGGGCGAGAGGCTCCCCCGGTTGATGACCGGCAAAGAAACAACCCGCTATGGGTATTACAGGCTGGCTCTGGAGACGCAGCCGTGTGTGCCGAATGCAGGAAGAACCTTACCGGCACCGTTCAGCGTGAACGTGGCTGAACGGACGGAATCGCCGGAGACTGTCACCTGTTTACCGGTTCGCAGGGCATTCCAGGCCAGTGTGAGATTGTTTTCTCCGACCCGGCTGTCTGACTCACTGATATCAATAGCTTCACCACCATCAATCCGGACCTGAAGCGTTTTCTCATTGTCCATGCTGACCTGATGTCCCGTAGCGTCCGTGACTATGATGGTGGCGGGTGCTGTGCCTGAATCATCACAGCTCAGAGACAACTGAGACTGCCCCTTCCCCGGAATCACAAACTCAGACACACCCTGGGCCCAGCCCTTGCTCCATGTCTCATGATTACCGAAGGCCAGCGCCATTACAGGCATCAGCGCACAGGTCAGCAGTAATGGGCGAAGCATTTTTCTTTTCATTCATAAACTCCTTTTGCGGTCATACAGCGTTATTCGGTTATAGATATCTGCATGATTTTTAATGAAACACTGACAGCCATAATTATCCCGTGCGGATTTTATAATCGCCAAAGCACGGGTGATAATGATGAAATTCGATCGAATCGATCGACGAAATCGATCTGGCAGCAGCGGTGTTTTATCGAAAACCTGACAGGGTTAATCGACAATCTGGCTCTGCTTCAGGGGAGTGATATATATCTGAAAATTGATTGAAATGGGGCTGGTTGCATGTGTGTCGCTGGAGGGCGACAGCAGATTATCGGGGAGAGCGGCTGGCAGGATTCAGGGCGTTTAACGTATGGTCACACACGGTCATTTTGAATGACTTTTAGCACTGGTATATTATATGAGTCATTAAGGTTAACTTGAGAGTGAAATAATGAATTTATTTGCCATGAGAATAACTGCAATTAACATTTCCTTCTTCTATTGTGATTTTAGCTTAACTGATTTATTTATCTGTCGGGTTGATAATATTACTATATAGTATACGTGATGTTGTTAGTACACATATTGTTATTATACGTGTTAATATCTGGTATAGTATACATATCATTATTAGTGAGGTATAGGTGTTATTCCTGCACCAGGTATACAGACTGTCTTTAATCTTAGTATGAGCATTGTTATTACACGAAATATACATGTTGTTGTTAGTACTCATATTGTTATTAGCATACATGTTATTCTTACACTCAGGATACTGGGTGTATTCAATCCTGCTATGAGCATGTAATTCAGGCTTTACTGTTAATAACTTACAGGTGCTCTATTAACCTGTATATGCTCACTGTATTCCCTGTTGCACAAATTCCATTAACCATTCGTAATTATTCATGTTAGTGCTCCAGTAAAGTACTGCGTTAATTAACCTCAGTTCACCACAAACCATTACAACGGTAAATTATTACACGTTCAGGTTATGGTATGAAATATAAAACAGGAGCTGTCAATGAGTATCAATATCGCAAGCCATTACTTGCTGAATGCAAATCATGAGAAACGACTCAGGGAAACACTTGATAAAGCGCTAAGTGAATATCCAAGGCTCCTCGTAGTCAGAGTCGATCTGAAACTCCCTGACGACGAGTATGACTCCACTGTCATTACCCGCTTCATCGTCTCCTTAAAAGCACAAATATCTGCTGATGCGCACCGTAAGCAGAGAGCAGGAAAGAGAGTCCACCCCTGTCGTGTCAGATATGTATGGGTCCGGGAATTCGGTCAGACAGGTAAAAAACATTACCATCTGGCCCTGTTGTTTAACAAAGACACTTACGGCTACCCGGGTCGCTATTACCGTAAAAACGATGCTTACAAACATAATCTGGCCTTTATGATAATGGAAGCCTGGGGACGTACACTGGATCCTTATGGATTCAATAGTCCGGAGCTGTTTTATTCACTCGTCTCATTTCCTGCCACCACCTGCTATTACCAGTTGAATACCAGTAAACCGGGCTTTGATTCCGATTACCAGACCGTGATTAATCGCATTAATTACCTGGCTAAAGTCCACAGTAAAGATAATTCAGACGGTCAGCGTAACTTTGGCTGCAGTCAGTTCTGATTAGATAGTAAGTATTTTTTTACCCGTACAGCAGATGTTATGACAGAGTGCCGGATTAACATTTAACGCATGAACTCCGGTGCTCCTGTCTTTCCTTCCCTTTAAGACAGAGAAACCCGTCATGACAATGCTGAATAACAAAACTGACTTACTGAATGACAGACTCGTGAATATGGTCTTTATTACCACCTACACCGGACTGAGTGACAAATGGTTCTACCAGTTGATTCAGGAGGGTAAATTCCCTAAACCGATTAAACTCGGGCGTAGCTCACGCTGGCTGAAAAGTGAAATCGAAGCCTGGGTGCTGGAGCGTATTGCAATCTCACGTGGTGATGCCAGCTTTATAGAATAATGGGTATTTGTTATTAAATATAACATTTCTGTAAAACAAGTACCACCTGAAAAATGACAGAACCTTTCATTTAAGGCTTTCGATTAGACCTGAAACATCCATTTCCCCTGGTTTGCTGCCACAGCCTGCGCTCTCGCCTCTGCATGCTTTTTAATCGAAATTTGTTTTGAGTTAATAAATTAATTCTTAAAAACCCGCTAAAGAGAGTGTTTTAGCGGATTTCATTAAGTTAATTTGCAGGTTTTTAGATGAAAATGACTATTTTATGTACTCATGTCATGTGGTGCCTGGGATTTCATATGAAATCGACCTGCTTTCGTTTATTGCTTCGTGTTTAGCCTGATGTCATCAATGTCAATGTAAAAGTTCGGTGTGAAAGGCGTGGAGTCCGCTTCCACAATGTAGTCAGACCTCGTGTTTCCTGGCATCAGGTAAAGACCTTCATGGTTTCTTGCGACGAGCATGATTGTTTCGTTAAGTGTATCCCTGCGGATTATTACCTCGCCCTGACCGATTAAATGATTCAGCACTGGCATGAGTTTTTCTCGTCTGCGGAGATTATTAGGTCCAGTCTGCTCAATCTTGCTGAATGTGATAAAACGGTCATTCTCGTTTTCAATACAGCCATTTAAAATAAAGCGGTATAACTTTTTAACGTCCTGAATGAAACGAAGGCGTTCGGGAGTGTAAAAGAATATCCGGTTAATCGTATTCAGATACCAGTCGATAATTTCAGTACAGTTTTGCATGATATCTTCGTTGATTTCCTCCTCACACTCATTGCTCAGATACTGGAAAACAGCGGATAATCGTAATACGTTAGCGCTGGCTTTTGCAGCGAAATCACGAATATAGTAAAGCTCACCTGCGGGCACCATCTTTAGCAATAATTGCTCCCGGTGTTTTTCCCAGAGCGTCGTTGCAGCAGAGGATAGTCTCAGTTTTTTTCTGGTGGTGGTTTGTTCATCAATCCTGGTTTTCTTCTTATCCAGAAGGTCATTCATTAACTGGTGGAAGTTATTTATCGCAGACCAGGTGGTTTTACTGAAATGAGTACCTTCAGCAAAGTGTTTCAAATCATCAATTCTGGAAAACAAAAATCGTGACAGAAAACCGCTCTCTTTGAAAACCTCGCCGTGGGCTTCCATAAAGCCATCAAAGATAGCCGTTTGTGTCATCAGAGAGGCGGTTAAGCAGGGCGTAAAATGACAGTCTGTTTTACCTGCACGTCGAAAATGATAGGGGCTGCCGTCCCAGGCATTGTTTAAAAATCCGATTTTACTTTTTGGTCTGCTGCCAAAATAGGTAATGGCTTCATCAGTGATAAGCCCTGCGTCAGAATACTGGCTGAGTCCCTGAATTAAATCGGTTGCTGAGGTATCGTTATAAATAATCTGAGGAAGTACCGGAGGATGAGGTCTGGCTTTGTTATGTTTCTCAAGTTCCCGGGATTCAGGCTCACCAGAATAGTTCCTGTCAATAGCTTTGTTCAGATTCCTGACAAGTGCTTTTCGCTTACATTTCCAGATTTCAAATTTTGCATCAAATGCTGACATTTGTTTGATGTGCTCAAGCCGCATTTTCTCGTCAAAATCATAAAAGGGTTTCATCACCCTGTTTTTGATTGTTGATTTCCCGGCCCCGGATTCAGCGATGGTAAAAAAATAAAGAGAGCAAGGCTCAGGCACACTGGTATGAGGATGAATCACTTCGATAAGGGACTGGCATGCCAGGGAAGCCGCGCTGAGGACGATATTCCCCGTCAGTTCATCCGGAATACGCGTATTACGATGGAGTTCATTAAGCGGCTCTGATAATACCACAGGTAACAGATGTTCAGGATAAGGGGGCAGTGGCTGCTCATTCGCAAATTCTGGGCGCTCTGTTCGGGGAGAGAGTCTGACCCACTGAAAATCACTTTTCTTCACGTTGTCTTCCTTTTTGAATTGTAAGCGAAGCATAAAACAAAGTGTCGTGAGCCACTAAATTATTTTCAGACTGGATGAATGGAATCATGGCACCTGCGGAATTGCTACGCGGTGATTTAGAGCGTGGTACAACTGCATAACGTCGTCGCCGGGGAAAAGGTAAGAGGCAGGGAGGCTGGTGGGGAAAAGCCCCGAAGGGCTTTAGAGGGCGGTAACTATCAGGCAGCACGCCAGTGGTCGGGGTTACCTTTGCTGGTATTTCTGACGCGCGCGACCAAAGGTTTAAATCCTTTTGCTTTTGCTGCATCAATAGCGCTTTGCTGTGTTGCGTGACTTTTTCCATCAATGCTTACACCATGAGCGTGCTCGACGGTATAGTGAGTAATGGCTGAGCCATCCGGACGTCCGGTTGGCTGTGGTTCAACGTATACGTTAGACATCATATTTTCCTTTTCATAGACAATGGGTTATCTGACCCTCTTCCCATATATGGCTTTCCCGATGCTTTTTCAACCACGGACTGATGTTTTTATGATCTCAGGATACTGACGTGATGACGTTCGGTTCAGTCAGACCGGGAGTAACGAGCGTGCCGGGGCGGAGGGACTGTGGCTATATTCGCTGTAGTGGCCTGCTGACTGTTGGTGGGGTATTGCTGAACTCAGCCGGATCGGCATGCAGGCAGTTGTCGGTGACGCCTTTCCAGTCGCAATTGAGCTGGTGACCGCTTTCAGAATACCCGGCCAGTGGCACTGTCGCAGTTGCAGACCAGCCAGAGTGCAAACCTGTTTAACGGGGGGGCGGACGTACATCCACTCAATAACAGTACGCTGATAAGTAAAATTCGGTAGTCTGCCATCGGGTATCCTTCTGACTGAGTTCGTTTTTCCATGCCTGTGTTATGAGAAATGCCCCTTCGGGTAAGTCAGTGACCCACTCCAGTGCGCAGAGCAGCAGGCTTGAGAGTCTAGCTCGATGCTGCCCGGGCATCAGGTGGATATTGTGAGTGATGCATAACGCGCTTTTGCTGCTGACCGTTTTACAGGTTGCTCCCTGAGCGGCTTTTTTTAACGCCATATTGAACGCAATTACGGTCACGGGTCTGGCGATGGCTTTCACCCGCAGGGAATGGCTCTGGAACAAAAACACGTCGTTCGGGTATCGGTTTCGACGCTGACCGATGATAACGCGTGCGGTGGGGCTGAGGGAGATGCGTTTCTCTGCGAAGATGCCATACGACGGTAAGATCAGCAAATTTCCCCGCCACTCCAGGTAGCGGCAACGCAGCAATTGTGTGATGTGAACCTGCGTCAGGTTAAGCAGAAACCAGAGATCGGCCCACGTATCGGAGCTAAGCTCAAGATTTTTACGTATCTCGTTGAATTCCGATAGTGTTAACCGATTCCCCATGTCATACGCTCCCGATACTGCCTGAATAATCCTCAGTATCAGCACGGGAGGTCGGGAGTATGGGGCCAGCGTTCTTCGTCGGTTTTACTGTTCATTCTGGCGGGGAGACGTCGGTGACCAGGTGCAACGAAAAATGCAGGGGGCGGTATTATCTGCTTTTACCCTGGTTTTTGCTGACCTTGTTAATGACCCCGCTCCAGTAGGTTATTATGCCCCCAATACGTTCATGATAAATTTGTCTGGCCGTGCTGATATCGTCCTGGCTTCCCGGGAAACCATGCAGAAGAGCCTGCAGATCCGCCGTCATATCGTCCAGAGAAAGCTGCTGATAGACCGGAATCCACTCCTCTCCCTGCCGGAGCTTCAGCGCCGGATTAAGAATATATTGCCCATGCAGCAGCCTCAGAAACAGCTTTTTGCCATATGCATTTTTACTGCTGGCTTCATGCTGTGAGAGCAGGCTGCTGATGTAACTCTGCCGTTTGCGGCTGGCGGGGAGAATGTCGTCCGGTAAAGGAGCCACCCATTTTGCCAGCAGGGCTGCGCTAAAGGCGAAATTGTGGATCAGCACACTCCCCAGGTGGGTATAGAACAGCGCCTGCATCAGCGTCACCAGGAACGTTGCCATGTGCCGGTCGTCCAGTTTGATGAGCTGCTCGTTCACCTGCAGCGAGAGGCTCTCTGGTTTCAGCAGCGCATACAGCTGAGCGCTTTTTTGTTGCGCGTAACGCGGAGATTGGATGGCTGTGGACAGAACGTGATGATAAGCCGCCAGTCCATCGTTACCGGTTAAACCGGAAGAGGCACCCTTGTTAATGAGCTGCTGGACCAGCCCGATGTTACCCACGCGGGCGGCGACCATCAGCGGGGTCAGGTTAAACGACGTGCGGTGATCGACGCCATAACGTTCAATATCCCGCAGTACGGCAACCGGGTTGTTCATCGTGTACGTCCGGAAATACTTCTGCTCCAGCAGCTGCAGGCTTTTTTCCCGCGGCTGCAGGGCGGGTTTAAAATCCGAGCGGTACAGGGCATTGAACATCGGGAAAACAGAATATATCAGGCTGTACTCCAGTGCCTGTAGCTGCGTGGCTTTGCTGGCGGTGCCGGTCAGTATCTGTGGCGTCCACTGGCGGGCTTCCGAAGGTTCAATGATGTGCCAGGGCACGGGGCGCTGCTGCAGTATCTGCTCGCGGATCGCATCGGCCTGCTCCTGTTTCCCCTGTTTCTCCAGAAGACGGGCGGTTTTTTGCCATTCCTCCAGGCTGGACTCCGCTTCCTGAATGCTCAGCGCTTTTTCTTCACGGGAAAGTGCCAGCAGGGACCACAGGGGATGCTCCACATTTTGCTCGACGAGATAAACATGGTGGGTCGCGCGGGTGAGCGCCACATACAGCGCGTTGGTGAAAAATTTATAGATTTCAGCGGAGCGGTCCTGCTTGTCGCGCGGGCGGGAATAACGCGGTGCTTCATCCGCAAGTGCTGCCGGGGTGATCCCCTCGCAGATATCGTCAAATGCCTGGCGGGCGTTGCTGACCATGTTGAATAAAATCACCGTTTCGTATTCCAGCCCCTTGGCTTCCTGGACCGAGAATATCAGCGGAGTGTTAAACCAGCGGCGGGCCTGTTCTTTTTGCTCCGGATGCATGACCACTACCGCCACGCGGTTTGACCGTGCGGTTCTGGCGTTCAGTTCCTGTTTTATTGCCTCACGATCTTCGAGCAACCTGACGACGCCTTCCGCCTGACCACAACTTTTGACGAGGTGATGGCTTTCCCGGTCGATGGCGCTGAATCTCGCCTGCTTGAGACGTAGCAGACGGTTCGCGAGTGCGGTGACGTGCGGTGCGTTGCGGTAGTTTGCCTGTAAGATATTAATGGCGGCTTCGTTGCCGGGATGCTGGTGGAAGAAAAGGCTTTTGAGTGTACTCCATGAGAAAAAGTTGGGGTGCACAATCTGATTGGCATCGCCGCAGAGCAGGAACTGGTCCGGGTAACGTAAGGTTTTCAGGACCAGTAAAAGCTGAACGGGGGTCATGTCCTGGATTTCATCGATGAAAATGACATCGTAGCGGGGCGTTGCCAGAGGCAGATACTGATGGCTGAGCAGGTTTGTATCAAAGTGCCGGGACTGTTTCAGCCAGGCAACGTAGCGCTCAAACAGCGAGTAGACTGTCTTACGGTCATCGGCGGGGTAGAGCGACTGCCGGATACCCAGCGCCAGATAGTCCTCCCTGCTCATCGGTCCCGTGTCAGACACTGCAGCCCCAATTACTCCCCGAAACTCTTCGTATAACGTATGGGCTGACCCGAGGGCAGACGTCGTTTTGTTCCGTGGCAGCCAGTCGCAGAAGGCGGCGAAGGTCACCTCTTTACCTTCCGGGATGCGCAGGGTTTCCAGAAACTCACTCAGCGAGAGGAAGTCGATACTCTGCACGGTAATTTCTTCGAGGCTGGCGGTATAAAGCGTCCGGGCTTTTTCCACCAGAAAGGAAGAAAGGCTGAGATACAGGATATCACCGACCGCCTGCTTCATTTTCTCCAGTACCAGCGCCGTCTTACCGCTGCCCGCCGGGCCGACAATCACCAGCGGCAGCGGGTGTTCGTACAACGCCTGCTGGTCATCATCAAACGACAGCATCTTATCCAGCCGATGGAAGCGACCATGCGACGGGTTAATGTACGCCAGGGGTTCAGCGTCAATGTCATCAGGAGCCAGCACGGGCTGCAGCCGCTCTTCGTCAATCACCACATGTTTACCTATAAAACGCGACGTGTGGTAGGCATGGTTACGGAGATATTCCAGCACCAGGCAGACAGTTTCACCACGATAGCGATAGAAGGAAAACAGCAGCCGGTCCCGGATGTTGAGGCGAGCGCGGTAAAGGTTAGTGTCAATTTTACGCACATCGGCCTGAATGAAATTATCTGCCGTGATGGCCTGTGCAAATTTTTTGTAGCCCTGAATACCTTCCGGAATGACGGTGTGGTAGAGGCAGATTTTCATGGCCGGTGACCCCGTGGCGAAAAAAAAGAGCATTGATTTTACGGGGGAATCATCAGGTAGACAACCTCTGCCGGGAACCATTCCATATTGCTTTAGCTTCCAGAAAATCAACTGGTTGACAGCCGAAATATATGTTGAGAAGGCGGTATCGGAGCCACGTTTTTTCCCATGCCCACGCCACATTTTCATCGATGTGAGGTGATTCCTCTCAGTAACAACAGGTCAGCCAGTCTGGCTGGCGTGCCATTAACGACAAGTAAATAAGTAAGGGTTTTATGAATCATTGCCCACCCTCAACAACCACCGGTAACGCTGTGGATGCAGCAAATACACGCGCTTTTCTGCAGCAGGCTGTTGACCATTACCCCCGGCTGGCGGTGTTCAGCTTTACGCTGGCCTTACCGCATCTTGAAACGATGGCGGACTACCATGCGGCGATTTTGCGTTTTCATACTGAAGTCTGGCAGCGGATTGTTGAATATTCGTGGGAACGTCAGCAGGCACGCCATAATTCACCGCCAACTATCCTGCGGTGGCTCTGGGAGTGTGGGGTAGCAATCATTTCTGCACTGATCGGAGAAGCCTGGGCTGAGGAGGAAAACCATAAGTGGCGCGGGTTGTAGGGGAATTCAGAGGTTCTGCACTGCGAATTCAAAAATGAGCGAAAATGACTTTTTTTATAATAAATTCTGCACTTTCTGAGTCGGATTTGAGAAAAACTGATAACCGTTTGATAAAATCCGTTAACTAATTAATATTATTGGAATTAAAATCAAACGGCTTTTTTATCTGCTACGCTTTCAGGGGGATCATCTCGTTCCACTTTTGATAAAATCTCTCTGATAGCTGTATCTGATCTGTTAGCAAGTCGTAGCACCCCAGCTTTCACGCTGTCTGGAAGTTGCAGTAGCTTGACGCTATCCTTATCAAGCAGGTAGAGGATTGTCTCTACCCCCTTCCGTGTTAATACTTCAATTATAGCCTGCTTCTCCTCCTCACTTAGAACAGAAAACAGATCCAGCAATTTTTGATTGGTGGTGTTTTTTGGTTCTTTGGTGGTGCCTTTTGGCTTTTCATGGGAAGGGCCAACCCCGTGTAGTAACCACTCCATTGAAACATTCTCAACTTCGGCAATCTTGGCTAATTGATGCTGTCTTGGGATTGGTGTAAGCCCCTGTCGACGGTAATAGTTCTTTAACGTATTAATGTTTATATCCCATGCTCTCGCAGCTGCACTGCGCGATGGGTATCTCTCCACAAGCTGAAAGATCCGTTCAATGACAGGTTCTTTTGCAGCCTCCTGTAAAACACTTAGTGGTTCTTTTCGCATCACTCGTTCCTTTGTGTGTAACCAATTGAAAATTATGACAGTTAAAATAAAAACACCAAAAAGCTAAAAAACACCTTGATTTGGTTCTTTTGGCTATTTATATTTTATCCGTAGAGATAACCGCGCGGTTATCCGTCCAGATAACTTTTTAGGATAGTTGAATCATGAGCCGAAAAGAAGATCCGGGTGTTGATTGGCACCCTGAAATCATCAAAGCGGAAATCCACAAGCGAGGCTTGTCGCTCCGCGTATTGTCTGTTGAGGCGGGTTACAGCAAGGATTCACTGAAGAGTGTTCTGCGCACCCCATGTAAGCCTTATCAGCAGATTGTTGCCGATGCGCTGGGCGTTTCGCCAGAAGTCATCTGGCCCAGCCGTTACCTCACCGACAGCTATATGCGTAAGGCGTCCTGATCATGTTTGTTATCGCAAAAGAATTAATCGGCGTGCCGGGTCTTCCGACAACAACTAAAGGTATTCGCGAAGCGCTCTCCCGTACTTCAGGTGGTATGCCAGAACTGATGCGCAAGCGCGAAGGCACTAAAGCATTTGAGTACCACATTGATTGCCTCCCTGCAGAGGCTCGCGAGATCGTCCGCCAGCGTCATTACCAGTCGGTGCTTGAGCAGTCCACTGAGGTTGCTGTTGTCGATGCGCCGGTGACGGCTAAGAAAGCTGCCGTGAAGCCATCACAGGAGCTTGAGCTGATTCGCCAGTGTCCGGCCCTGCTTGATCGCAAGGTCGGCACGCTGACCGATAAGCAAAAGCAGATCGCCGATGCCCGTGCCATGCTGGCGCAGGAAGTGGAAACGCTGATTGATGCCGGTATGTCCCGCTCCGGTGCTGTACAGCTGATTGCGGGTGGTTCGCGTAATGGCTCCCTTCCTGAGCGCGTTCTGCGGGCGGCTGAAGTTGCCAATGCCCGCAAGGGCAAGACCCGCACCGGTATCAGCGTGCGCTGTCTGCAGGAATGGGTTACTGCGTGTCGCGCCACTGATAACGGCGGTGAACGTCTGGCGTTACTGGCTCCCGGTCATCTGAAAGCGAAAGTGCCTGAGCAGATTGGCTGGATGGTGGATTTTCTCCCACACTGGCGCAGTCTCAACGGCCCCACATTGCAGGCGGCTTACCGTTCCTTTGAAGCGGAATGGTATACGCGCTATACAGACCAGCCTGCCATGCTGGCGGCAATACCGTCCTACCACGCAGTAAATCGCGCGATGAAAAAATTCTCGCGTCGCGAGCTGGCTTGCGGTCGTGTGTCGGGTTCTGCTGCTCGCGCCCTGGAGACGTATCAGAAGCGTGACTGGTCACAGATGCCGGTTAACGGTTGCTGGGTCAGTGACGGTAAGTCCATGAACCTTAAGGTGGCACATCCGATACACGGTCAACCGTTCACCCCGGAGCTGACGCTGGTTATTGATGGCCGGACACGCTATGTCGTCGGCTGGAGCCTGTCACTTGCTGAGAGCACGCTGGCGGTAGCGGATGCTTACCGCTTCGCCATCAAACACCACGGCAAGCCGCTGTTTGTCTACTCAGATAACGGTGGCGGTCAGACGAACAAGACCTTTGATGCTGATATTACCGGGATATTTCCCCGCGTGAATATCACCCACATGACAGGTATTCCGGGAAACCCGCAGGCGCGCGGCATTATCGAGCGGCTTAACGGTGTTATCCCCCTGGCTGCGGCGCAGCAGTTTGCCACGTTCAACGGCACCGGCGCAGATTCCGAGCATGTGCGTATTACTGATCGTGGCATCAGGTCTGCCCTGACGGCCATGAAAGGCGGACTTGAGCTTAACAGCGTGCAGCAGCGGGCGATTAAAAAACTCCCGTCATGGCGGCAACTACTGGACGTGGTGGCCAGAGAGATCGACAAATATAACCACTCACACGAACACAGCGAGCTGCCGAAATACAACGGCAGGCACCTGACCCCGGCGCAATATCGCCAGGCGGTTCTGGAAACGGAAGGTGACGAAATTGAATACCTGACAGAGCTGGAGCTGCGCGAGATGTTTATGCCGGAGGTGATTCGAGTGGCACGTCGCGGCTGGGTTGAGGTGGAAAACAACGATTATTTCTCTGAGTTGCTGATTAACGTCGATGGTGAAAAAGTGCGTGTGGCCTTTGATACCCACGATGCAAACGAAGTGATCGTGCGCCGCATGGATGGCTCTTTTGTCTGCACCGCCGTCTGGAACGGTAACAAACAGGCCGCGATACCGGTTACCAGAATGGAGAAAGCGCAGAAAGACCGTACTAAGCGACGCGTGAAGCTTCTGGAGGGGCAGGTAGATGTAGCCAGGGCAGAAGAACGTCAGGTCCTTGAGCACAAGAATGATATCAGTCTCGGCATCACCATCGATGCCGTACCCGTCGAAGAGCATGAGCAGGTATTCGTGTTCCAGACGGACCGCGATGAATATCTGAAGAAAACCGGCTCTGGCCGTTGATAAGAGGGAATAAATAATGGAATTACGTGAACAACTGCAGGAATTAATGAGCCGCCAGAGCCTTTCTCAGGTACACGTTGCGCGAGCTATCGGGAAAAGCACGGCGGTCATTAACCAATATCTTCAGGGTAAATATACCGGCGATGTTGAATCCGTCAATGAATTAATTGAGGGCTTTATTCAGCGCGAGCGTGAAAAGTCACAGCTTAAACGTCTCAATTTTGAATTCGTACCAACGGCTAAAGCGCGTCGTGGGCTGGAAGTTATCGGTTACGCCCATCTGGAGTGCGATATCTGTGTGCTCACTGGCGCGGCCGGGACGGGTAAGACAATGATTATGCGCGAGTATGCGAATAAACACCGCGAGGCCATTCTGATTGAAGCTGACCCCGGCTACACCGCCCGCGTTCTGCTGGAAGAACTGTGTAACCGCCTGGGCGTCAGCAAGCGCGGAAATATCCATGACCTGAGCGACAGCTGTGTGCAGGTGCTAAGGGAGTCCGGTCGTCTGCTGCTGATTGATGAAGCTGAGTTGTTGCCTTACCGGGCGCTGGAAGTGCTGCGCCGTCTGCATGATAAGGCTGGTATCGGCATCGTTCTGGCGGGTATGCCGCGTCTGCTGGTCAACCTGCGCGGTAAGCGCGGTGAGTTTGCGCAGCTATATAGCCGCGTTGGTCTGTCTCTGCCGATGGGTGATGCGCTGTCGCGTGATGACTTCGACCTGATAGCGGTCAGCATGATGCCTGAGGCTGCTGACCCCAAAATCAGTGATGCGTTGTTTACGTCCGCGCGGGGTAATGCGCGTCGCCTCGGTAAGCTGCTGCGCGGGGTAAACCGTACCTGTGAAATCAATAACACGCCAGTCAGCGTCGCGGCAGTCAAGCGATTCGCAGAAATGCTGATTCACTGAGGGGATGCCATGAATGCCTTGATTAAACAGGAAGTTAAAGCGTTACGCAGCATGGGCTATAACAGCTGTTGCTTTTACGTCAACAGCAATTGCTATCCAGGGGAGTCATTTATTGAGTGCTATACCACCGGGCATATTGCGATTGATGTGTATTCCTGGGAGCGAGAAGTGGCTGGTGTCGGTAATGATGACCGGGACTGGGATGTGGATTCCTACGATGCGAAAAGAATCACCATCCCTTTTGAACGAACCAGAGCAGGGTTTCGTAAGGCGTATCGTCTGGCGCGGTTATGCGTCAGTCTGCCGCGCAAATGGCGGCTTTACTGAGGAAAATATCATGATTAATCAATTTGATGCTTTATCAGAGGCCCGTAAATCTCTGGAGGCTCAGGGTTGCGTTGTTCGCGGTTGTGTTCGCAAGCCGCAGCGTCCTGTGATTACGGCGGAATGTATGACCGGTCATATTCCGTGGCCTGTTGTTGAAGTGGTAGTAAAAGAGAAAGGCGTACAGCGTGTGGTGTGTACGTCACGTATCAATGAATGCCAGGTAATCTGGAATTAATAAGGAAATCAAAATCATGTCTGTTAACAATCAAGATACATCAGTACCTGAAGGCTATATGAAAGACCGCAAAGGTCGCCTGGTGCCAGTGGCGCAGGTGTCCGATTATGACCGTGAAATGGATGAGTTTGTGCGTTCACGAGTTGCAGGGGCTAAGCTGGAGAGCAAGCGTATTGCCGACTTTAAACGCCAGTCATTTGGTGACTGTTACGCCTGGCTTGAGCTGGTTGCCGAGAAGTTCGGTCGTAAGCCAGGTGGCGTAAAGGGTAATGTGACCTTCTCCACCTTTGACGGTAGCCAGCAAATCAAGATTGCCGTGCAGGACCGTCTGACATTTGGCCCTGAACTGCAGGTGGCTAAAGACATGATTGATGAGTGCCTGAAGACCTGGTCTAAGGGCGCAGATGAGAAGCTGCTGACGCTCATTACCGATGCCTTCGATGTGGACAAAGAAGGCAAGCTAAATACGGGCCGTATTATTTCCCTGCGTCAGCTTAATATTGATGATGCGCTCTGGCAGCAGGCTATGGATGCGCTGAATAAGGCTCTGGTAGTGTCTGTTACCTCAACCTACATCAACTTTAAAGAGCAGGACTGCAGCGGAAAAATGGTCAATATTCCTCTTGATATTGCGGCGGTGTGAATGGTCAGGATACCTCCGCGCTATGCGTCCGGCGATGTGCTGACAAACTGGATGGTGATTTATGGTTTGAAGCGCCGCTGGTATGAGTTCGACTTTCTGGCTCGTCGCCGTTTGATTAAACATATCAAAAGGAACCGTTTTTTATGAATGCAGCAGAGTTCAACCGGTGTTATGTGGTCGGTAGCCACTTTGTTTTTCAGGCTCGTAAGGCTGGAAGGGATAGCAAACTGGTAAAAACGATTGGTGTGGCGCGTGATCTTAAATCGGCAACGGTGGTCGAAATTAATGTTGAACCTTATTTTTCCAATATTAATTCGCTGACTCCGGCGGGCTGAATTTAAAACTGATTTAAACAGATATTAATCATCTATTAATTATGGCGTAAACCGTCAGGGGACTGCTTACGCCCATTATGGGGAATATTATGAGTGTAACCATTATTCAGCAAATGATTGGACTGACGTTTGACCGGGTTTCGGTGAATGAAGAAAAAACAGAACTGAAGTTTGCATGGTGGTCAGGCACCCGGTCTTGTGTTTTCTTCCATGAAGAACATTGCTGCGAGTCGGTGTGGATTGAAGATATTACCGGTGACCTCGGAGACCTTGAGAACTCACCGATTACGGAGGCTGAAGTGGTAACTGAGTCTGAAACCAGTGACAGAGACGGCGCTCAAAGTATCACCTGGACGTTCTTTAAGTTTGGCACAGCTAAAGGGAGCGTCACGGTCAGATGGTGTGGCGCGAGTAACGGTTATTACTCTGAGAACGTCTCCATGAGAATTGAGCAGACTATTCACTTCTGCGGTGAGTCTTAATCCGATATTAATCATTTTTTAATTATGGCGTAACCGTCAGGGGATTGCTTACGCCGAAATCAACCAAGAGGTTATTTATGAATATTCGTTCTGATGCGCAAATGGATAAAGATATTCAACGCGCCACCGAAAATTACCAGCATCTGGTCGCCAGCCAGCAATCAGGTCTGCTAATGGCTGGCGCTGTGCTGGGGATTATCAGTAATAGCGCCGGTATTGACCTTGAAAACGTAGAGGTGGCTGAGTTGAAGCGGATGGCTGATACGCTGCGGACGCTTAACAGCTGCCTTGATTTTGCTATTGCAGCCAGGCAGTTAAATCTGGTTGGCCTGCTGGCTCAGATGAGTGAGGGTGCCAAATGACCATCGACAAACAGGCGCAGATGGCGGCGGAAAATGCGGCGCTGAAATCGGTCATCACCGACATTCACAGTGAGCTTTACGGGCACGGCTTCGCGGTTGCTGGCTGGCACTTGAACGGTGCCTTGAAGCCTTTGGATTCATGGTTTGAAGAGTACAACTGGGAACCAGAAACCCCAGCTACCGATGCCTTCCTGGCTGAAGTGCGGGCGCAGGGTGTGGAGATGTTTGCTGATTACTGGGAAGAAAATTGTCGTCATAACGATACGTTTATCGGTGGCGAGGCTAAGAAGTTCGCCGCCCAATTACGCAAAGGAGTGCAGTCATGAGCAGGCTATCTAATGGATTTATCCTCCGAGCAATATGGCATGCAGTTCTCAAACAACTCCCTTCCCGTGTCACCATGAATTACTTCTGCGATGGAAAAGTAGTTGGTCTTTGCCGAAATGAACATTTCTGGATGCGTATGAGTACCCACATTTGCACCACTGGCCGCAAGCACTCATTGCGCCTTCCGCTCAGCGATAGCCAGTCTATGAACCGCATTAAGCGCCTTGTTGAGGATGGTCGCCTTGTACGCGAGCAGATGACGGGAGGCGCGTTTTATTTCAGGCTTCCTGACAGTCTGAACCGACCTGCTTTTGAACGTTGTCTTGAGCTTATGCTATCGGAAGGTCTCACGGAGAAAGCCACAAACGTCACCAATTACGATGAAATCGTAGAGCGGGTAAGCGGGAAATTAATGGCTGAGTTTGGGGATATTGATTTGAGACAGGAGGCCGCCCAATGAGCAACATCGACAAACAGGCACTGCGTGAAGAGTTATCGAACCCGGCAATAGGAAGTAATGCCCACCTGCGAAAGTTAGCGCTGGCGCTGCTGGATGAGCTGGAAGCCGCAGAGAAGCGGATTGCTGAGCTGGAAGCCCGGAAGGTGATTATCCCAAGCGTATCAGATGATGCATTTTGGCTATGCCATAACGGACGATTTGTATTCCGTGAAGAAACTTACCGCAGTGCAGTGTTTAAGGCCTTGGACTTAGTAGGTATCAAAAGCGCCGCTGGTACAGCTAAAGGAGAGTGAGCATGGCTAAATTTACAGACGTACACGACCTGTTAACTGCTTATCAAAAACAGGCTCGCAAGATACCACCTAAGGGTGTTTATGCCACAAAGCAGCGCCGGGCAGAGGTAAATGCAGCGCACGCGCGGAAGCTTATGCGCAAGCGTCGGCGGTCAGTTGGCAAGTCAAATAAGCTTGGTTTTCGCATTACGGCGGAAATGCAAGTAGCACTGATTTGCGATATGAATTTTTGGGCGCTGGTGTGCCGCTCTAATCGTAAGAATGACGTCGAAGGGAAAGACTAACCCATGAGCACTATTACCAGCGACATGCTCACGCTCCGCCATTTCATTGACCGCCCTACCTGGGCAGCTGCAGCCGGTTATGAGTTCAACTATCTGGACTGCATGGCATATACAGCAGATTTTTACGGGCTGATGTTTTCGACTCTCCGCGATGCTGGCTCGGACTTTCTCGACACATCCGTTCGTGATTTGCCGATTGCTTTAGTTGCCGTGATAGCTGCTCTCTGTGGTGTCTTTGTCTGGCCGTTAATTTTCTGGCTTGTCGCCATTCCTGTCTGGATGAAGTGCAAATCAATGCGCAGGCATTATCAGTTCGGCGGCGAGATGACAGAAGTGGCCATAGTCAACCTGGAGCATTGGCAACATGAATGCGAGAGAAAATGGAAGAGAACGAACCCATGAGCACAATTACCAGACAACAAGCCCAGCAAATCATTGAGGCTGCTGATGCTGTTATTACCGCCCTGGCTGGAACTAACGAAGACGTTCACCCGGATAACAGCACCAAAATGGTTCGGTTGTACGATGACCTGAACGACCACTACGCACCGCCCGAAGTTGTGCGAGAGCTGGCGCGTATCGCGCTGGCATCGCTCGACGCTGCGAAATGTGGACATATCAATCTTGATTGCGACGACGGCAAGGCTGTTTGTCTGCATTGCGGAAAAACGTGGGAGGTCTAAATGCAATTCACCAAAGAGCAGTTAATAGAGCACGCGAAGAAACACATCGCGCATGACGTGTGGTTGAGGAATAAATTTGGCGAAACTCACTGGCTGCCAATGCCAACTCCCCCGAAAGAGGTGAAGCCATGAAACTGTTCTGGTCTTTCTGGATTAGCGGCAACGTTTGGTTCTGGATGGTGAAATGCGTCAACGGCGGTTATCCCTTTGGTTTGTGGTTGATGCTGGTGTCGATTGCGGGGCTGTTGCCTTATCTGCTGTGGAGGGTGCTGCGATGACTTATTTCTGGACTCTGTATTACGTAGCAACTTACTTCTGGCTGGGGTATTGCCATGCCAGCGCCATGCGGGAGTTGGGTTTTGTGAAGAGTTCACCGCGCTACGTTGGTTTTCTGGTCACAATGCTGCTTTGGCCTGTGGGCGTCATGATGCTGCCTGACTATGTTCGTGCAGTTAAGTCAGAGGATGGTGAATGGTAATGGCGAATCTCATAAAAGTGATCCACACCGGCAAAAAATCGCTGGGCTGGGATGATGAGACCTACCGCGCCGTTCTGGCGCGGGTGACCGGTAAGCACAGTGCGCGTGACTGTTCAGTATCGGAGCTGGAGAGCGTTGTGCTCTATATGCGTGGTCAGGGTTTTGCGCCTGCAGCAAAAGTCGGGCGCAGGCCGGGTGTGGCTGTCGGGCGTAAGGCGATGCTCAGCAAGATTGAAGCGCTGCTGGCTGAAGCTGGTCGCCCGTGGGCATATCTGGACGGTGTCACCGAGCGCATGCTGGGGGAGAAAAAACCTGTTGAGTGGCTGAATGACGATCAGGTGCGTAAAGTCATGCAGATGCTGATTGTCGAGGCGAAACGTCACGGGAGGCTCAAATGAATGCGTTCAGACCGGATTACGAGCAGGTTCAGTCGCTCCTGCCGGAGTCGGTGCAGCAGATAGCTGCCCTGATTGGCTTTCCGGCGACCGAGCTGCTTGTCCAGAAGCTGGGTGGTGTCATGTTTCCGGTGGGTAAAGGGTTGCGCTCTGCTGGTCAGCGTCGTATCGCCATGCTGCAGCAAATTCTCACCCCTGAACAACTGGAGAGCCTGATGCAGAATTTCAGCGGCGACATGCTGTATATTCCCCGCTGTGATGCTGCCTGGCGTGAATGGCGTAACCGCTGCTTCCTGTCAGAAATTGACCAGTTGCAGGAACAGGGGGAATCGTTAACAATGGCACTCACGCTGACCTGCCCAAAATATGGTATCGCTTCGACCCGTGCATGGGAGCTGCTGCGCGAGCGTCATCACCGGCAGGACAGCCAGCAGCCGGACCTCTTCTGAGTTACCCACTACGCCCCCGCAGCTGATTAGCGCCCCGGCGCATCCGACACAATAACCCTCGTCAACATACGAGGGTTTTTTTATGTCCCGCTTTATCGACATGATTGTTATTCACTGTGCCGCCTGGCCTGATGGCCACTCTCTGGGCAATGCCCATGAGACCGCGGCGCAGGTTATTGACCGCTGGCACGCTGAGCGCGGTTTTCACCGTGCGCATCCTTCCATTAATCCTGAGCTGACCGCCATCGGCTATCACTACGTCATCGACTGTGACGGCACGGTGCTTTCCGGGCGCGGTGAAGAAGAAATCGGCGCTCACATTGAGGGGCACAACGCGAATTCACTCGGTATCTGTATGGTCGGCACACGCAGCTTCACGACGGCGCAGTGGCTGGCGCTGCATGACCTTGTTGCCCGTCTGCAGGACAACTACCGCAACGCCACCCTGCATGGACATCGTGAGTATGCCAACAAAGAGTGCCCCGGCTTTGATGTGGCTGCGTGGTTGTCCGGTGGTTGTGTACCGCTGTTCGGGCATCTTTACCCGGAGAGCGTATGAGCCTGCTCCGTGCCGTTCGCGACATGCTGACCGACCCGGACACCGGGGCGCTGTCGGTATCGGTGGTCATGACCGTTGGCGCGTTTCTGGTGAGCAGCGTCATCGTGCTGGAAGCAGCCTTCGCTCACACCATGACTGACTATCTGTTCGTCGGTTATCTCGCGGTATGGGCGCTGCACTGTCACGCCACGCGGCTGATTTCCCTGACGCAGGGCAAGGCGGGAAGCGATGCGTAGTTTCTTTCCTGCGCTGTTGCTGGCGCTGGTTGTGGTCGGGTGTGCGGCGCTGCCCGCGCATCCGCTGCGTACCACCGTTCGTCTGGCAACCGACCCGGACTTTGTGCGTCTGCTGACGCTGGCCCGCCATGCGGATACCGTCAACGGCTGGCTGCAGTTTACGGAGGCTTTGCACCATGAGCACTGAAATGGTCCTGCATGTGGCGCTGTGGCTGATTGCGGCGTTCGGCAGTTTCATTGTTGCCCAGCAGAAGTATGAGCTGCACAAGCTGCGCTCCATGCTGGAAGTGATGCAGCGTGAGTACATGCGCCGCGACGATGCCTGTGACCGTATGGACCATCTGAAAGATTTGGTGATCGAGATGCGTGATCGTCTCAATCGCATAGACGAAAAACTGGACCGCAAGGCGGATAAACAAGGATTTTTATGAAAAAACAACGCAAGCCAAAGCACCGCCGTCGCGGTAACAACCTGACTGAAATCCGTCTGCTGCAGGACATGAACGCCACGCTGGCGCGTATGGAAGATCGCATCGATACCGTGGGTGACCTGTCTGTTAAGCAAGGCGCGATTGCCGGTGCGGCATCTGGCGGTCTGGTGGCCGCTGTCGTGTCCCTGTCCGTGCTGTTTCTGAAGATGAAGCACGGTCTCTGATATGGCCCATTCGCGTGAAATCAAGGACAGGGTGCGCAATGCCTATATCTACAACGGATTATCGCTGGAGCTGGCAGCGGCACAGGCCGGTATTCCGGTTTCCACCGTCACCCGCTGGAAGCGTGACGCGGCAGATAAGGGGGATAACTGGGATAAGCAGCGTGCAGCCGTACTGATCGCAGGCGGCGGTGTTGAAGATATCACCAGAATGATCCTGCTCGGAACGCTTACCGAGTATCAGGTCACGATGGAGCTGATACGAGAAAACCCGGATATCTCCCCCGCTGAGCGCGTGGAGATGCTGGCGAAGCTGGGAGACTCCTTCAGCAAGTGTATCGCCGCCAGCAAGAAGGTGCTGCCGGAGACCAGCGAACTGGCTACCGCCATGAAAACCGTGGAGCTGTTGCTGGCGTTTATCAATGAGAGCTACCCGAAACACCGGGCGGCATTTGCTGAAGTACTCGAAGCCTTCGGCAGGGTACTGGAGAAAGCGTATGGCTAACAAAATGATTTCACTGAGTAACGAGCTGTCCGTCTGCGCGGACGAGATAACCCGCGTCTGGACCACCAACAGCGGCAATGTGTATGTGAAGTTGCGCGACGGCGACACCGTGACGGTGGCCCGCCAGTATGGCGAAACGCCGTGGCAAACTGCTGAGCGCATCAGAAACCAGATTGCTGGCTGATGTTAAGACCAGCTTAACCCCTGTTTAAACGGAGATTAAAACGATGCAAAAGACCGACACTTATGCGCAAAAACTGGCGTTCGCCGAAAGCCTGATTGCCGCTGAGCATTATTATTCTGTGCCAGGCAGCACCTGCATCATCTGTGCGCTGGTATTGGAAAACAGCTTTGCCGTCACTGGCGTATCGCATTGTCTCAATTCTGGTGAGTTTGATACGGCTAAAGGTCGTGCATTAGCGCGTGAAAATGCCATCGCAGAAATCATCCATGTGGAAGCTTACCGCTGCTATCAACGCACGACTGGTGAGCCAGAATCTTCAGTTTGTATCTCTGCGGATGTAGTGAAAATCGAGGGTGATGCCCCTGTTATCGTTAAAGAGGCGCACCAGGACGGTTTTGTCGGCCAGATGACTCGTGCACGGCATGAGCGGCTGAAAAAGCTGCTTGATGCCGGGGATGAAACCGGACTGATAAGAGCTATCTTCGAACCCTGTCTGATTGTTGGAAGAAGCAGTGACGGGACTGGTTCGACGAATGATCTGGGACCGGTTCAGGTTGCCGATAATGGTGCCGAACCCTATGCAATGGTCATGCAGACAGGCACCAGTGAACCCGTGCCAGATCGCATTACCTGTTTAAACAGACTGATTGCAGCTATCCGCGCCGAGTTTAGCGATGCGGAGATCCTTGAGATTTATTTTGAAGATGCAATATGGCTGGCGATGCAGGCGATATGCGGCCCCGACAGCGCCGCACGAATTATCAGAATGAGCCAGATTGACCTGAAGTGACCAGAGACATGAGGTGGTGGTAAATCCCCTCAATAGCGTCTGTATAGGTTGCTGGTGTGCATTTCCTGGGGTCTGGATTGAACAAGTGCTTCATCTCCACCTTTCCGGTTTGCGTTATTGCAGCTGCTGTAATGTCTGTCGCCATGCGGGCTAGCTGGATCTTCTGGTCGATGGTGAGTGTATTTTTGTCCGTCATTACGGTCTCCTTGTTAAAGATTGCGGGTTAGCGCTTACATCATTACACCGGGAGACCTTCTTTTTCAGGTGGTTATATGTCGCAAAAGTTGTCCATCCGCGAGTTTCGCAAGTCGATGGAGGCGCTAGCCGCCAACCTGAGACGCGAAATCGAAGCCGAATGCTCTGGTCTGGACGCCAGCCCGGCGGCGGTGGCCTCGCGTCGTCTGCAGGTGGCTCACCCTGATACCGGCTACCGCTATTTTGTGCAGACCTACTTTCCGCACTATGTGCGTCACGCCGAGCCGAGCGAGCTGCATCTGTATCTCTTCAGCCGTCTGCCGCAGATGGCAAAAAGCGAGAGCAGCGAGAACGACGCCATCGCCGCGCCGCGTGGTGAGGCAAAGTCCACGATGGTCAGCCAGCTGTTTGTCCTGTGGTGCATCATTCTCGGCCTCAAGCATTACCCGCTGATTATCATGGACTCCATTGACCAGGCTTATCCGATGCTGGAGGCCATCAAGGCCGAGCTGGAGTTTAACCCGCGTCTGCTGTCCGATTTCCCCGAGGTCTGCGGTCAGGGACGCGTCTGGCAGGTGGGCACCATCCTTACCCGCAACGATATCAAGGTGCAGGTGGCAGGCAGCGGCAAGAAGCTGCGTGGCCTGCGTCATGGTCCATATCGTCCTGACCTGGTTGTCCTCGATGATATTGAGAACGACGAGAACGTGCGCAGCCCGGAGCAGCGCGACAAGCTGGACAGCTGGCTGAAAAAGACCGTGCTGCCGCTGGGTGGCCCCGGTGCAAAAATGGACGTGGTCTATATCGGCACCATCCTGCACTACGATTCGGTGCTCTCCAGGACGCTGGCCAACAAGCTCTGGCGCACGGCTCGTTTTCAGGCTATCCGCCGCTGGCCTGACAATCTTTCCCTCTGGGATAAGTGGGAAGAAGCCCTGCGCAACGACGGCGAAGACGCCGCCATGATGTTCTACGAGCTGCATGCACCGGAGATGCTGACAGGGGCCGTCGTCTCCTGGTCCGCGCGTCCGCTGCTTACGCTGATGAAAATCCGCGCTCGTGACGGGCATTCGACTTTTGATGCCGAGTATCAGAACGACCCGGTCAGCGGCGAGGATGCCATTTTTTCCGGTAAAGACGAACAAGGTCGTGACACCATTAAGTTTTGGGTGAATCGTCTGCGCGAGTGGATCTTTTTCGGCGTGTGCGATCCGAGCCTCGGCAAAGCCGGTGCCAGTCGCGACCCTTCCGCCATTCTGGTCGGCGGTTTTAACCGTATGACCGGTATTCTTGATGTGGTCGAGGCTGATATCCGCAAGCGCGTACCGGATAAAATCATCAGCGATATCATCGAACTGCATAAGGTCTACATGTGTCTGGTCTGGGGTATCGAAGCAGTCCAGTTCCAGGAGTTCCTGCGCACTGAGCTTGTCCGGCGCTCCATTGAAGCCGGTTGCGTGGTGCCTGCCAGCGGCATTATCCCGCACACCGACAAGCTGCTGCGTATTGAGTCCCTGCAGCCGCACATGAACAACGGCCTTATCCGGCTGCACAGCAGCCAGAACACCCTCATTCAGCAGCTGCGACATTTCCCGAAGGCAGACCATGACGACGGACCGGATGCGCTGCACATGCTGTGGACGCTGGCGCGAACCCGGACACCGTCATTTGAATACCGGTCGCTCGCAGATGCTGATCGTGCGCCCCGTCGTCGTGGTCGGCTGGGCTTTTCTAAAGGAGGCTGGTGATGGGCCAGTTAGTCGATATCTACGGCAAACCACTGTCGTCTCAGACCCTGACCGTTCAGCAGTCTGATACCCTGCCGTTTATTCGTCACCAGTACGCGGAACATCCGGCACTGGGGATGAATATTAACCGGCTGTACCGTATCTTTGCTGAAGCGGAACAGGGAAACATCACGCGCCAGTCGGACTTTTTCTCCGATATGGAAGAGCGTGACGGACACATGTTCGCAGAGCTCAGCAAGCGACGCCGTGCCGTCATGCCACTGGAGTGGAGTATTGTTCCCCCGCGTAATGCCACGGAACGTGAAAAATCAATGGCGGCTGCGGCGACGGAGTGGTTTCAGGATCTGCCGGAATTCGAAGCGCTGCTGTTCGACATGCTCGATGCCATTGGCCATGGCTTTTCCCCCATTGAGCTGGAGTGGGAACGTGCAGAAGGGGTATGGCTGCCGGGCGCGTTTCACAAGCGCCCCCAGCGCTGGTTCCAGACGCCGCCTTTCAGGGGGAACGACATTCGCCTGATTGACGGCTCGCTGGACGGTGAGGTACTGCAGCCGTTCGGCTGGCTCCTGCACCGCCATCGCGCCAAAAGTGGCTGGCTGGTCGAAAGCGGCCTGTTCCGCGTGCTGGCGTGGTCGTACCTGTTCAAGAATATCTCTGCCCGCGACCTCGCAGAGTTTCTGGAAATCTACGGCCTGCCGATGCGCGTCGGTAAATACCCGGCGGGATCCACCGAAGACCAGAAAGACTCCCTGTGGGATGCGGTCACCGACCTCGGCCATAATGCCGGTGGGATCATCCCGGCTGAGATGGCCATTGAGATCAAGGCAGCAGCACAGGGCCAGGTTGACCCGTTTCAGTTCATGATTGACTGGTGTGAGCGCACGCAGTCGAAGGTCATTCTCGGCGGGACGTTAACCAGCGGTGCTGACGGCAAAAGCAGCACCAACGCGCTCGGCAGTATTCACAATGAGGTACGTCACGATCTCCGGGCCAGCGATGCGGTACAGCTTGCCGGAACGCTCACCCGCGAGCTGCTCTACCCGTTGCTGGTTCTGAACGGTTTCAGCGATATCACGCCGCGCCGGATGTGTCGCTTTAAGTTTGATATCAAAGAAGAAGATGATCTCAAGGATATGGCGGAGACCATCTTTGCGCTCAGCAAAACGACGCTTAAGGTGCCCGAAAGCTGGGCGCGGGCGAAAACCGGCATTCCTGCGCCGGTAGGTAATGAACCTGTGCTGGCACAAATTGCCCCTGGCAATTCAGTATCAGCCCTGTCTGCGCTGCAGTCCCTTTCCGGGCTGGCGGCACTGACACAGCCGGAACATATCGACCCGGCCATTGCCGCACAGACGACGCTGGATGATGCCCCGCAGGCGCTGGGTGACACAGTCAATTCCGCGATGCTGAACCTGCTTGCGCCGCTGCTGAGTGCGCTTCAGGCCGGACAGACGCCGGACGAAGCCCGCGCCACCATTGCCGGTGCGTATCCGCAGCTCAACGATGAAGCGCTGCGCCAGCTGGTTGAGCAGGCTATCTTTGTCTCTGACCTGTGGGGACGGCTCAATGGAGGGGATTAATCTGGGTTACGCGATGACCCTGCCGCCGAAGAAAGCCGTCGAATTCTTCCGCGCAAAGGGGTATCACATCGCCTTTGACACCACCGCGATGGAAGACGCCGCGCATGCGACCAGCTTTACCGTCAGCGGCATTCTGAAGCAGGACGTACTGGCGGATATCAACAGTGCCCTGACCGATGCGCTGGAACAGGGGCAGAGCATGGCGCAGTTTAAGGATAACCTGCTGCCCGTTCTGGCCCGTAAGGGCTGGGTCGGTACGGGGCTGAAGGCTGACGAGGACGGCGTGCTGGAGGGGAAACAGCTGATGCCCTGGCGGCTGAATACCATTTATCAGACCAACATGCAGTCAGCGTACATGGCGGGCCGCTACCAGCGGATGATGGATAATGTGCAGAGTCGCCCGTACTGGGAGTATGACGCGGTGATGGATAACCGTACCCGCCCGGCGCATGCAGCCATGAACGGTCGGGTGTTCCGTTATGACGATCCTCTTTTTAATATCTTCTTCCCGCCCAACGGGTATAACTGCCGCTGCAGCGTGCGGGCGCTGAACGAACGCGACCTCAGTCGTCACCCCACCGGGCTGGAATCCTCTGAGGGCCGGATGACGACCATCCAGCAGCCTTACGGCACCAAAGGCCAGACGCGCCCGGTCACGGCATATCGTGACCCCAAAACCGGGCAACTGTTCACCCCGGATGCGGGTTTTCATCTCAATGCCGGCAAAGGTTATCTGGGCAATCTCGGCCAGCAGCTGCTGCGCAAGGGCGCGACCATTCCGCCGGGTATCGCCAGTCAGGCGGCGCAGGAGGTGCTGTCACAACCGGCGATGCTGGATGCGTTTACCTCGGATATCGCAGGCTGGGTGCAGCAGGTGTACGGTGACCCGGCGCTGAGTCAGGACTGGCGCTATGTCGGGGCGCTCAGCCAGCGGGTGCTCAACGCGCTGCCGGAAGCGTGGCCGGACGTGGCCATCACGCTGCCTGCCAGCACGGTCCGGGGAAGCGGTCTGCTGTCGCCTGCCATGCTGCAGCTGCCGCAGCTGATTCTGTCACCTGACGTGGTGCTGCGGGATGCATCCGGGGCGCTGACGTTTGTGAACCACAGCGACAATCCCCGCATGGCGAGCGTGGTGCTGCGGGACGGCATGCCGGTGGTACAGTCGGCTCAGGTACTGGCGGAGAACGACCACGACGAGCTTCAGCAACTGCCGGTGATAAGCGGCGACTGGGGGAAAGATGAGTGATGAGCTGACGGTGACCGTCCCGGAGGAGTTGAGTAAGGCACTGGAGCATCTGGCGGAGCGTATACAGCATCGTCTGCCGCTGATGCGTACCATCAGCGAAGACATGATGGCAGCGGTCCACGAGAACTTTGCGCAGGAAGGCCGTCCCCGCTGGGAGCCCATTCAGCGGGCGGGTCAAATCCTGCGTGACACGGGCACGCTGTTCAACTCGCTGGATTCGGACTGTGACAATGACGAAGCGGTGGTCGGCACCAACCTGGTGTACGCCGCTATCCATAACTTCGGCGGCACCACGCGGGCGCACGTGATAAAGCCAAAGTACAAGAAAGCGCTGTGCTTCAATGGTGTTTATGCCAAATCGGTCAATCACCCCGGCTCGAAAATTCCTCAGCGGCAGTTTCTGTCGCTGACGGACGATGATTACGAGGGGATTGGTCGCGACATTGACGACTATCTGGATCGTGCGCTGGATGAATAACGCCTCAGCGCTGCTGTGTGACGTTTTATCGTTACGAAGCGGCGCTGGTATGCTCATAATAGCTTTAAACGAATTTAAAGCGATTTAAACGGGTTTTAAATGGGGTTGCATCCCCGACGCCGGAAGCGTATTTCTGTTTCCGGTCTTTTTTCTTCCTTCCCGCCAGCAGATTACCCACTACGCCCCGGTCACTGATAACCCTCTGCCGTGTTTCGTACAGTTGCCCCGAACTGACTGAATCGGGGCTGACCGGACGTGAAACGCAATTCCTTAAACATCGCTGCACTGACGCTGGAAATTGACAATGCCGGGCCTCGTGTCCAGCTGTTTCCTGCAGGTCGTTTCAGCGCTGCAGACGGCACGTCCCGCAGCTGGTATATCGACGCTGCCATTGCGCAGCGGCTGATTGATGCTGCCCGCAATCAGGCCAACGACTACGCCTTTGACTATGAGCACCAGACCCGTAACACCCTGCAGAACGGCCAGCCCGCCCCGGCGGCAGGCTGGTTCAAGACGCTTGAATGGGTTGACGGTGTCGGGCTCTTCGCCACTGACGTTCGCTGGACTGAGCGCGCCCGCGCCATGATTGAAGCCAAAGAGTACCGCTACGTCTCCCCGATGTTCAGACATGACAAGGCAGGCAACGTCGTTCGCCTGTTAAATGCGGCCATCACCAATCTGCCTGCGCTCGACGGCATGACGGAACTGGTGGCGGCCTCTTTTTTATCCGGTGAGGAAAACCCAATGGATGAAGAACTGCTGGCGGCGCTCTGTGCGCTGTTTGGTCTTGCTGCGGGGGCAACAGAAGACGAGCTGAAAACGAAGGTGACCGGGCTGCTTGATACCGTCCTGAAACCGGCTGCATGCAGCACGCTCTCTGACCTGCTCAGCAAGAAAGATGGCGAAATAGCCTCGCTCAGTGCAACTGCACCGGACCCGAAAAAATATGTGCCGGTGAGCGCCATGAAGGCGATGCAGGATCAACTGGCGGCGCTGAATACCCGCGTCAATGACGATGAGGTGAATGGTCTGGTCACCGTGGCGCTCAGCGACGGTCGCCTGCTGGCCGACATGGAAGACTGGGCGCGTGAACTTGGCAGGAAAGACGTTGCCGCGCTGCGTGGCTATCTGGAAAAAGCCCGTCCTATTCCGGCGCTTAAGAAGACGCAGACCGGCGGCAAAGCCCCGGCAGGCGTGGCTGAGCGTGATGTGATGGATGAGTCCGCACTGGCTATCTGCAGCATGTTTGGCAATGACGCCAAAGAGATTGCCACCAGTCTGGCGCAGGAGGAACAGCAATCATGACCGCGACCCTTGTTGATCGTAACACGCAGTACCGTGACGGCGAACTGACGCCGGTGCCGGTGGCCGCAGGGGAAAATATCCCGGCGGGCGTCATCGTCTGTATTAACAGTGACGGCTACGCCGTAAATGGCAAGGAAGCCGCAGACCTGCGTTATGCCGGTTGCTCTGATGAGGCGGTGGATAACCGCGCCGGTGCTGATGGCGATCTGTTTATCCTGGTTCGCATGAACAAGGCGTTCCTGTGGGACAACGACGGCACGGTGACCCAGGAATGCCTGGGGCAGCGTGTCTACATCCTCGATAACCAGACCGTCACTGCCTCCGGTGGCGGCGCTTCGGCGGTCATGATGGCGCAGGAGTCTGTTGCTGACGGCGATGGTGCTGCGGGCAGTAAAAAAGCGAAGAAGGCCGCGCTGGATGCGGTGACGCCCCCGGCTGAAGACGATGTGGCCACCCGCTCAAGGGCAGGGACAGTCATTTTAATCGACGCTGATGGCGTCTGGGTTTACTAGGGAGAATTCGTATGTTGGTGAATGCCAGTACGCTTCAGATGATTTTTATCAACCTGAAAACCACCTTTAACAGGGCGTTTTCAGCGGCACCGTCGCAGTGGGACAAAGTCGCCACGCTGGTGCCCTCCACCGGCAGCGAGAACGATTACGCCTGGCTGCAGAACTTCCCGCGCATGCGCAAGTGGGTCGGCGACAAGATGATTAAGTCGCTGGCGGCGCATAAATACACGCTGGTCAACGACGATTACGAAGCCACCGTGGCGGTAAAGCGTAACCACATCAAGGATGACCAGCTGGGTATCTATGCCCCGCAGGCGCAGGATGCCGGTTTCTCTGCCAAGCAGTGGCCGGATGAGCTGGTGTTTGAAGTGCTGAACAAAAGCTTTACCGAGAAGTGTTATGACGGTCTGCCGTTCTTCAGCGATAAGCACATGATTGGTAAGGCGCAATATTCCAACACGGGCAAAAAGGCGCTGGACGTGTCTTCCGTGGCGAAAGCCAAAGCTTCCTATGGTGCTGCGCGTACCCAGCTCAGCAAAATCAAGGATGAAGATGGCCGGCCGCTCAACATCCGCCCGACGCTGCTTGTCGTACCGCCTGCGCTGGAAGATGAAGCCAACACCCTGATGACGGCGGAGCGCCTCGATGACGGCAAGGCCAACATCTACAAGGGCACGGCGACCGTGCTGGTTGTGCCGTGGCTGACCTCTGATACCGCCTGGTTCCTGATGGACGTCTCCCGCCCGCTCAAGCCGCTGATTTTCCAGCAGCGTGAAGCGCCGGTGTTTGTGTCACAGACGGACATGAATAACCCGGACGTGTTCAACCGTGGTGAGTTCAAGTTCGGCGCGGAAGCGCGTGGCGCTGCCGGGTTCGGCTTCTGGCAGATGGCGTTCGGCTCCACCGGTGAAGAGGCATAACCCATGTATGCCACCCGTGACGACATGATTAACCGTTTTGGCCGCAAGGAAGTGGTTGACCTGACGGACGTGGAGTGGACCGGGGATATTGACGAGCGCGTGCTGACGTACGCGCTCTCCACCGCCACGGATGAAATCAACGGGTACATTGCCGGGCGTTATGCCCTGCCGTTACCGCACGTTCCGGCGGTGCTTTCCGGTTATGCCTGCGACATTGCCCGCTACCGCATGACCGGTGACAAGCGCCAGTGTACCGACGAAATCCGCGATCGTTACAAGGATGCCATCCGCTATCTGGAAGGCGTCGCCAGCGGTCGCGTCACGCTCGGCGTGTATCGCGATACCGGCACCAACGTGCCATCGGCAGCCGGTGGCGTGCGGTTCGCTTCCGGGCGGCGTTTGTGGGGCCGCCGCAATACCGGTGGCGGAGGCTACTGATGATCACGCAGACCGAGAACGCGATCATCGAACGCCTGCGCGAGGGGCTGGGCTTTGGTCCGGGTCGCATGGTGTTTGAGGTGGGCAGCTACGGCGGGCAGCTCGATGATGTCGGGCAGATTGTGCGCCAGCTTCCGGCGGTGTGGGTGGAATATGCCGGGATACAGAGCAGCAAGCCGGTCAACACCCACCGCAACAAGTTCTGGGTGGTATCGCGCTTTAACGTCTACGTCGTTGCTTACAGCGTGCGCAGCGAAGAAAGCCGCCGTAAGGCAGGACCGGTGCCGGATGAGCCGGGCACCAACCGCATTATTCATGCGGTCCGTCGTCTGCTCACCCGGCAGGATTTTGGGCTGAAAATCCGCCCGCTGATGCCTGGCAAGGTGAAAACGTTGTTCAGTGCACCTCTCAACGGGAAGGCGGTATCTGTTTACAGCTGTGAGTTTGATACCCGCTGGATTGAAGAGGCGCTGGACCCGCACTGCTGGCCTGCGCCAGATGATGAAACCCACCCCGATTATGTCTTCAGGCTGTACAACGGTCGGCTCGATAAACCCGCACCGTACCATGACAGTTCTGATTTGCGTTACTTCGTGCCGGGCGGCGCTGATGCCGTGGCCGAAGATATTGTGCCAACTGAGGAGGCCACTGTGCTGACAGTTAAAGCCAGAGACGGCCTGCGGGTGCCGTCTGAAGATGACCCGCATCGTTATATCACCGACACGCCCGTGACCGTCAGCAACAGCGCCTATTACCAGCGCCGTATGCAGGAAGGCGATCTGATTATCGCCGGTGATGTCGATGTCACTGCGTCTGTTGATCAGGTTGAGGTGGCCATTGCGATCACCGGGTCTGCACCAGTTGCAGAAGCGACAACAGAAGATGCCGCAGCGGTGGTGGACAATACAGCTGCAGAATCACGTAAGGGGAAAAAATGACCATTCCTTCCGTACTTAAACCCGGTGATTATTTTGAGTTTAACACCACTCTGGGTGCCCGTTCGCTTGCCACCAATGACCAGAAACTGGTGATTCTGGCACAGCGTACAACATCCGGTAGCGTGGCTGCACTCACGCCGGTCAACATTTTCAGCGAAGAAGAAGCGGCAGACAGCTTCGGACGCGGCAGTCAGGCACACCGTATGGCGACAGCTGCGATTAATGCCAATCCGTATATTCAGCTTACCGTGGTCGGCATCGATGATGACGGTGCAGCCATTGAAGCCACAGGTACTGTGACCCTCAGTGGTCCGGCCACCGGCTCCGGTCAGGTTCGCCTGCTGGTCTGTAACACGCTTGTGGCAGTGGCCGTTCGTGAAAACGATACAGCGAATGCGCTGGCATCAGCGCTGGTCAGCGCGGTAAACAACAACACTAGCCTGCCTGTGACGGCGGCAGCGACAGATAACGTGGTCACGATCACTGCCCGCAATAAAGGCGCATGTGGTAATGAAATCGGACTGGTTGCCACCACTACCGCCGCCGGTGTGACGGCGGCGCTGGCCCCAATGACGGGTGGTCAGGGTGATCCTTCTCTGTCACCGGCGCTGGCGTCTATTTTCAGCGCCGGTCATACGCTGGTTATCTCCCCGTACACCTCAGCCGATGCGCTGTCCCTGCTGTCGGTGCATGTGAATAACGTCTCCGGGCCACTTGAGCAGCGCGGTGCGATGGGCGTCACCGGCTGGAACGGTACGCTTGCGGCAGGCACCACGCTTACCACCACGCTCAATGCCCCGCGCGTCACCACCGGCTGGCATGACGGTTCACAGCTGCCGAACGGTGAGCTGGCCGCTGTATATGCCGCCATTATCGCCAGCGAGCCGGACCCGGCGCGTCCGCTGCAGACCCTGACGCTTCCGGGGCTTGATATCACGCCACAGTCAAAATGGCCTGGTCGTACCGAGCAGGAAAACGCACTGGCTAACGGTCTGGCTCCGTTTGAGGTGGTGGGCAGCAGCGTGCAAATCGTGCGGGCCATCAGCACCTACGTCAAGGATGCCGAAGGCGTCACCGATCGCACACTGATGGATATCACCATCATTCGCTCGCTCGACTATGTTCGTCTGGCCTGCCGTACCCGTATCAGCCAGCGCTTCCCGCGCGACAAGCTGACCGATGCACGCATCGCGAAAATGCGTTCAGAGTTACTTGATGTGCTCTACAAACTGGAAGGTCTGGAAATCGTTGAAAATGTGGATGCCAACAAGGCGCAACTGACCGTGACGCGTGATGCGCAGGACGACAGCCGCGCGGATGCGAATATCCCGGCAGCAATCGTTCGCGGCCTGCACGTATTCGCAGGCACCATTTATCTGCTTTAAGGGAGGCCATTATGGCTGAAGAATATATCGGCGCGGTGGTGCTTGAACTCGACAGCGTTGAAGTGGAGATCGTGCGCTTCCAGCCGAGGGAAAGCACCGGCAAAAAGCCAGTGGATACCATGAACTCCACCGGGCGTCGGAAGGGTTACACCCAGGGTATCGCCAAGTATGACCTGAACATGACGGCGGTGGTGCCAAAAGACGTCAAAATTCGCTGGGCGACGGTGGCGGGAGCCAAACTGACCGTCTATCCGGTGGATGACAACAGCAGGCGCACCACCTATCAGGATGTGTTTGTGACCGAGGTGGGCGAAGAGTACACCGTGGACAACGAGGCCCGTATCGATATTCAGGCCTTTGCACTTAACAAAGTTGATGAATAACAGGAGTTAACATGGAAATTACCCATTCTGGTGTGCTGCCCTTCGGGGTGCTCTACAACGGTAAGCTGCACCGTGAGTTTACCGTGCGCCTTGCGACCGTCGGCGATGAGATCGCGGCACTTGAAGACGGCGTGTCCGACGCGGGCCTGTCGACCGCCATCATGGCCCGCGTGCTGGAGAAGCTCGGTGACATCCCCCCGGATGACATTACTTATGAGCTGCTGTGCGATCATCTGCTCCCCGATGATTACAACGCGCTTGCTGACGCCCGCAAGGAAGTTAAAAAAAAGCTGAGCGAGTGGAAGCCCGACTTGAGCACTATCGCTTCGCCGTCATCCGGCTCGGACGATACGGCTACAGTGAAGACAGCGTCCGGCGGCTTAGCGCTGTAGCACTGGACGGGGTACTCGCGGCAGTGAGCCGTTTCGAGAACCCCAAAGGCAAGAACGAGAAAACCTTTGTCAGCCTGCGCCGTCGTCGCCCTAAAAAGCGCGGCAGGCGCAAATCCTCATCTCCCCGGACGTAATCTATGGCACGTGAATTTGATACAGAGCTGAAGTTCGGCGTCACGGACAATGCCTCCACGCGCATTCGCTCTATCTCTGAAGAGATGAAGCGTATGACGCAGGCCCGCGCCTCGCTGGGCGTGAAGGGCGAACGGGATATTCAGCGCGAAATCAACAAAAGCATCGCCGCCTATAACCGCCTTGAGCGCGGCGGGATGGTCTCTGCGACGGAGCTGAGCCGCGCCCACGAGGCCATGCAAAAGCGCGTGTCGGCGCTGAACCGGGAAATGGAGCAGGAATCCGTTAAGGCCCGTAGCGGATTTGAGCGCATGGCCGCTGCCCGTGAAGCCATTGGTATTCGTTCCGAGCAGAGAATACAGCGGGAAATCAGCCACACGCAGGCGGCGTATAACCGTCTTGAGCGTAGCGGAAAACTGTCGGCCACGGAGCTTTCCCGCGCCTACGCGGAAACGCAAAAACGCATCTCCGCCCTGCGTGATGAGATGGAGCGTGAATCCGGCAAAACCCGCAACGACTTTCAGAAGATGTCCGGTGCCCGTGAGACGCTGGGGATCCGTTCTGAGCAAAACATCCGCCGCGAAATCAGCCAGACCATCGCGGCGTATAACCGTCTTGAGCGCAGCGGTCAGTTGTCGGGCAGCGAGCTGGCCCGTGCGTTTGAGCAGGCGCAGGGTAAAATATCTGGCCTTCGTAAGGAGCTGGGCCTGACCGAACGTAGCCTGTCCGGGATGATGAAAGGTGCCGGTCGCGGCTTCATGACTGCCGGTGGTGCGCTCTGGGCCGGAGCGGAAGTGCTGAAAAAGCCGGTTGAGCAGCAGATGGACTACAGCCAGCATCTGGCCAAGCTGGCAAACTTTGCCTACACCGACCGCGATGTGCAGGGGCGTATTGAGGGTAAAAAGCACCTGGACTCTGTCATCCGAAACTCCACCAGGATGGGCGGTACACCAGAGCAGGCTGCAAACGCCTATGAAATCCTGCTCCGTTCCGGGGTGTTTAAAAGCAATGCCGATGTTGATAACGCCCTGCCGGATGTGATGAAAATCAGCGCGGCGACGGAAGCCGCCCCGGAAAATGTGGCCACGCTTGAAAAAAACGCCTACAACTTCGGGCTCAGCAAGGAGGATACGCCGATTGCCATGAGCGCGATCACCTCGCAGGCTCAGCATGGCAGCGTGGACTTCTCAATACTGGCGCAGGAGATGCCCCGTGCGCTGGAGAACGCCAAGCTGGCGGGCTTCCGTGGCCGTCGCGGCTTTGCGTCCGTTGGTGCAGCCTTTGAAGCTGCGGCAGTCGGGTCAGGTGACTCGGCGGAAGCTGCAACCGATACCAACGATCTTTTCGTTGAACTGATGTCCAAGAATCTGGCCAATAACGCGAAACGTATAAAAATCAAGGGTAAGGGTGTGGACATCGCCGCGCTGGAGCGGCAGGACGCACTGCAGGGTAAAAGCCCGATTTATACGCTCAACCATCTGGTTGACACCATGCTGAAGTATGACAAACCCTATCAGGGATTACGCAAACAGCTGCAGCGAACTACGGACCCGATAAAACGAGAGCATATTGAAGAGGCGATGGATCAGTCGGAAGGTCAGGCAATTGCCAGAATCCTGCCTAACCAGCAGTCAGGTAACGCCCTGCGTTTGATCCGTCGTAACTGGGCCTATTTTGAAAAAATGACCAGCGAGGGCGAGGCACAGTTCAGCCTGCCGGACGGCAAGCGCGCTGTTGACCTCGACTACGGCGTCCAGACACAAGAGAACGCCTTCAAGGTCAACCAGGCGAAAAATGCTCAGTTCTATGCATCCAACGACGCCATGCAGCCCGTTTCCAAAATCCTCGGGGATATCGCCGAGGGGGGCGCAAAGCTGGCCACAGAGTTTCCGAATCTGGCTGCGGCGGCCTCCGGGGCCGAGACGGCCATCAAGGCCATGACCGTGGCGGCAACGGTGTTCAGCGGGTTGTCGGTGCTGGCAGACCTGAAGAAGCTGCGCGGTGGCGGAGTACTGGCGGAAGCCGGGTCAGTGGCTGAAAGTGGTGCTGGTGCTGCCGCAGAAGGTGCCGCGGGTGCCGCCGGTGGTACGGTCCTTGCCGGGGGTAAAAAGCTGCTGGATCGCGCAGGCTCGTACCTGCTGCGGGGCGGAAAGCGTGCCCTGAAATACGGCGGCGATCTTGTCACTGAAGGTGCGATGGATATGGGGCTGATTAACCCCGTCTCCGTGGGGCTTATCGCCATGACGCCGTCGGATACGGTCGGCAACAGCGAGGAGATGAACGAGCTGGCCCGGCTCAAACAGCGTAACCAGAAAACGAACGCCGCGACACCGGGGTCACTGGAAGCCCTGAACCGCCTGCAGAACTGGCAGCATACCCAGCCCGGCGGCACTGACCAGCACAAGAGTGTTGCACCCGTGGCGGCTCCGGCAGCACCGAAGGTCAGTGTGACCGTGCTGCTGGACAGTTCGCAGATTGCCGCCCAGGTCCAGACGCGTATTGAACGTGATGCACGGAGGCAGTGATGAGCGATATTGTTCATGATATGGCGGGTGTACTCGGTATCGATACCCTGATGCCGGCCTCGTTTCGCGGTATTGCCTTCGAGGTGCTGGCGACCCGCGACACGCTGGTGCGCGATACTGCTGTCTATGCTTACCCTTATCGTGATGGCGCGGTTATTGACGATCAGGGTATGAAAGCCGTGAACTTCCGGCTGTCAGCCATTTTCTTTGGCAATCAGTATCAGACCCAGCTTAAAGCCTTTTTAAAAGCGCTTAAAACCGCCGGGCCGGGTGAGCTGGTTCACCCTGTATATGGTCCCATTCCCCGCGCACAGTTTCTGGAAGCCGGTATCGAGCACCACGTCGAGCCCCTGAACGCGGTCACCGTTGAGCTGGTGTTCGTGGAGTCCGGGCTTGAGCAGGCGCTTTTTGCCGAAGCCGCGCCCGATGTGGACAGTACGGGCCTCGTGGCGACCACGCAAAAATACTTCGGTGATGCCATCAACACGCTCAAAACCATTGAGGATGACGTGGCCCGCATCAGCAATATCGTAGCGTCAGCGGAATACGTGGTGAATTCACTGGCGACTGAGATCCAGACAACCATCGGCAGCGTGCTGGACTTTTTCGACTATCCGACGGCGTTTGTCTCGGACATGAGTACGCTGCTTTCCTCTTTCAGCGCGGCGCTGCCCTTCAGCGTCTCCACCCGTCTGTCTGACTGGAATGCGGTGCGCTCGCTCGGTAATGATGTCGCGTCGTTCCCGTCCAGGCGCTTCACGGCACAGCTGAGCATGAGTTCCGGGGAGGTGTTCGCCTCCACGCTCAACCGCTCCAGCGTTATGCCGCAGGTGGACCGTGACCTGATTGACCAGACCATTCGCCTGACCACCATCGGTAACTGGTGCGATGTGGCCAGCGACATTCTGTCAATGGAATCCACGGAGCCTACGCTCTCCGCTCGTGACATTGAGGGGATCGCTAATGATGCCCGGTCACTGATTGAACAGGCCATTCAGGCTCAGCGCACCACCATCACCAGCGCGCAGTCGCAGGCGGTGCTGAACGATACCGCAACGCCGGATTCACGCACCGGCACTGCCCTTATCGGGGAGCTGCAGGCGCAGGCATATGCTCTGCAGCGGCAGGCCCGTATGCTGATACTGTCCCGCCCGCCGCTTATCCAGCGGATGGTGACCCGGCCCTGCAATATTCACGTTCTGGCGTTTGACTGGTACGGCGATGTGACCCGTGCTGACGAACTGGTGCGACTCAATCCCGATATGCGCCACCCTAATGCTCTTCAGCAGGGAGATACCCTCAATGCCTTTGCCCGATAAACTGTCCCTGCACGTCGGCGGTGTTTCGCACAGCGACTGGCAGGGATTTGAAATTGATGCTGATTTGCTGGTCGCCGCCGGTGCCTGGGAAGTCTCGCTTGGGATGCCCGCCGGAAAGCTGCCGCCGGAGGTCCATGAGGGCGCACGGGCTGAATTGCGGTGCGGTAAGGACGTGATGATGACCGGCGTGATTGATGAAATTGGTCATCGCGTCAGCCGCAAGCAGCATACCCTGTATCTGACCGGTCGGGACAATGCCGCCATCCTGCTGGACTGTTCAGCCCCCATTTTTACCGCACAGGAAATGTCCCTGCAGGAAGTCATCAGCCAGGTGGTGAAGCCACTCGGCGCGTTTAACATCCTCATCCAGTCTCAACAGAGCACGGCCCCGAAGAAGGTCAGTATCGAGCCTGGTGATATCGCATGGGATGCCCTGAAAAAAGCGGCGGAGGGCTGCGGTCTCTGGCCGTGGGTGCAGGCTGACGGCACGCTGGTGATTGGGGGGCCGGATTACAGCGCTAAACCCGTCGGGCAACTGGTGCTGCGCCGTGACGGCACGGAAGGTAACCTGCTCGATCTTGATGTGACCCGCAGTATGAACAACCGTTATTCCGAAACTACGGTACTGGGGCAAAGCCACGGAGACCCTCACCATAAAGGCAAACGCGACCGGCGCTGCACGGTGCGGGATGTCACCATGACAACTTACCGCCCGCACATTGTGGTGGTGGCCGACGTGGACAGCGATGCTGAGGTGCAGTTCCGCGCCAGAAAGCTGCAGGCCGACGCCAGACTGAGCGGACTGACCATCACGGCAGAGGTGAAGGGGTTCTATGCGCCTTCTGGCGTGTTGTGGGCACCGGGGCAGCGCGTGAATATCCGCAGCGATGTGCATGGCATCGATGATGTGTATTACCTGATGCACCGGCGCTTTCGTGGCGGTCGTGGCATGCCGCTCAGCACCGTGCTGACACTGCACGAAGACGGTGTCTGGCTGCCTGATGCCTTCCCGCACTCGAAGCATAAGAAACGCAAAGGCAAGGCCGGACTGTGGACGGCATGGGAGCAGATTGATAATGGCTGATATCATCCAGATGATAGACAAGCGTATCCGCCGGGCGATGAGTGGCCTGCGGTCCGCCTTTCGCGGCGAACTGACCCGCATCACCACCGACGGCGGTGTGCAGACAACGCAGCTGGGTGGCGTCGCCGGGGAAGTTCTGGAAGGCGTCGAGCTGTTCCAGCACTACGGCCTGACCTCTGTCCCTCCGGCAGGCTCCGAGGTGATTATACTGCCGCTCGGCGGGCGCTCGACGCACAGCATTATCATTGCGACCGAGCACGGTGAATACCGTCTGCAGGGGCTGGAGTCCGGGGAGGTGGCACTTTATACCGATGAAGGTACGCACATCGTACTGAAGCGTGGAAAAATCATTGATATCGAGTGCGATACGCTGAATCTGAACTGCAAAGATTTCAACGTCAGTGCCAGCAATAAAGCGACGTTTACCACACCGGAGCTGCAGACCTCGGCGCTGCTTACGGCTGATGGCATGCTCAGTGCCAACGGCGGGATGACCGTCAAAGGTGGTGAGGATGGCAGGGCTGCGACGATTAAGGGGACGCTGTCTCATTCGGGTGGTGATATCGAAACAGATGGCGATGTGGTCATCAATGGCGTTCGTCACGGTGCGCATAAACATAACACGCCGGATGGCCTTTCCGGCGGCCCGATAAACGGGTAATCTTTGCGGGCGGTGTCACTACCGCCCGGTTGTTCTCTCCCCCCCCGACACCACCCCTTATTTACCCACTACACCCCCGTTTCTGATATCTGCACGCCCCGGCCCGTACTCTTCGGCTATGGACGCGATGATTGACAGCCAGACCGGCGATTATACCGGCACCCGATGTAACGACCTGCACAATGCGGTTTACCTGCGCCTTGAAACGCCGCTGGGTAGCTACTGGGCAGACCCGACGCTTGGCTCACGACTGCATGAGCTGAGCCGGGCCAAAGACTCTGCCACCACCCGACGCCTGGCTCAACAGTACACTGAACAGGCGCTGCAGCCGCTACTTGATGATGGTCGGGCGACGGCTATCACGGTCACTGTCACGCATCCCCAGTCGGGCTGGCTGCTGCTCACGATTGATGTGTATCAGGCCAGCGGTGAACCGGTGTCGTTTACGCACCCGGTAAACGTAATTTAACGGGGTTTTTATGCCGTACAGCCCACCGTCATTCGACAGTATTGCGCGTACGCTACTGATGGATATCCGTAACCAGTTGCCCGATGCTGATACCGGCCCGGACAGCGACTACGCCGTGCGGGCGAACTCCATCGCCAGCGTGATTTCAGGGCTGTATCAGTACCAGTCCTGGATTGTGCGCCAGATTTTCCCCGACACAGCAGACCACGACTATCTGGTGATGCACTGCCGTGTACGCAACATCACCCCCAAACAGGCCACCGCTGCGGGTGGCAGTACGCGTTTTGCCGGAACAGCAAAGACGCCGGTGCCTTCCGGGCTGCAGTTCCGCCCTGACGGCAGTTCGCAGCTTTACCAGACCACACAGGCCGCCACCGTCGGTGACGATGGCGCAGTGAGTGTTCCCGCCGTTGCCCTGACGACGGGCAGCGCCGGTAATCTGGCAGGCAATACCCGCGCCACGCTCATGACCACGCCTGCCGGGCTTGATGGCACTGTGATCATCGAGACGATGAGCGGCGGTACGGATGATGAGACGGATGCCTCGCTGCTTTCCCGTCTGCTGGAAGTCATTCGCCGTCCGCCAGCCGGGGGCAATAAATACGATTACCACATGTGGGCGACGTCCGTCAGCGGCGTGACTCAGGCTTACGTCTACCCCTTACGCCGTGGTTACGGCACGGTTGATGTGGTGATAACGGCCAATAACGACCTGCCGTCTGCGCAGACGATTGAGGCTGTACAGACCTATATCGACGACCAGCGACCAGTCACGGCAAAAGACTGTCTGGTGCTGGCTCCGACGGAGATTCAGGTGGATGTGAATGTCGATGTGAGCCTCAGCGACCTGTCCATCGACGACGCGCGGGCGCAGATAACCAGCGCCATTAACGACTACTTTAACCGCCTGGCACCCGGCGAAGTCGCCGTGCGTAACCAACTGGGCGGACTCATTACGGATGTGGTGGGCGTTATTGACTACGACATGAAAACCCCGACCGCTAACGTGACGCCGGTAGTGGATCAGAACACCGTGCAGTGGTGTCGCCCCGGCACGGTGAACATCGGGCTGATGCCATGAACCGCGCTCAGTATCAGGATTTGCTCGGCATTTTGCTGCCGCCCAAAAGCTACAACCCGCGCGGGCAATGCCTGACGGCGGAACTGAGCGCAGAGGCAGACGCACTGAGCGGGGCCGATAACCGCGCCGTTGACGTGCTGAACGGCGTGACGCCGTTTTATGCCGCCGCTCTGCTGGCGGACTGGGAGCGCGTGCTGGCGCTGTCATCGCCGGACGATATGACCTATCAGGCCCGGCGTCAGCAGGTGCTGGCCAGACTCAATGCCACCGGCGGACTCAGCCGGGCTTATTTCATCAATCTGGCGAAATCGCTGGGTTACGACATCACCATCGACGAGCCCGAACCCTTCCGGGCGGGCGTCGGTCGTGCGGGTGACTGCATCTGGATACCGGAAATCATCTGGGTCTGGATTGTGAATATTCAGGACGGTCAGGTGCCGGTTTATCACTTCCGGGCGGGGAGTTCCCTTGCCGGTGAAGCGTTAACGTCTTACGGACAAAATTTAATTGAAGATATTTTCCGTGATTTAAAACCGGCGCACACCGAGGTTGTATTTAATTATCAGGAGAACCAGGCATGAAAGATATTATGCCTTCCATTGGCACCGAAGACGGTTTATTTCATGATGGCAATCCGGCAACCGGTGCGCAGGGTACGATTGTTTATGCTGACTGGCTGAATGATGAACAGGGCTGCACCCAGGATATTCAGCAGGAAATGAAAAATGTCCTGGCTGAAGCCGGATTTACACCAGACCCTGCAAAACAAAATCAGTTATTGCTGGCTATTCAGAAAATTGTTTCTGACGGCATTACCTCTGGCGTTAAAGATGCCACTACAGCGCAGAAAGGTATCGTCCAGCTCAGTAGCGCAACAGACAGCGATGACGAAACGCACGCCGCCACGCCGAAAGCGGTTAAGGCCGCTTACGATCTCGCCCACGGCAAATTATCTTCCGTGCCGGATGCCACCACTGCGGCAAAAGGTATTGTGCAGCTCAGCAGCGCGACCGACAGCGACGACGAAACGCATGCTGCCACGCCGAAAGCAGTCAAAGCCGCTATGACGGCAGCGAATGGGGCGGCCAATACCGCTTATCCTGTGGGTGCACCTATCCCATGGCCTTCGGACGCGATACCAGGTGGATATGTCGCAATGCAGGGGCAAACCTTTACCGTAGCGACCTATCCCAAACTTGCGGCTGTTTATCCATCTGGCGTTTTCCCCGATATGCGCGGCCAGACCATCAAGGGCAAGCCCGCCTCTGGCCGTAGCGTTCTTTCACTGGAGCAGGACGGCATCAGGTCACACAGCCACACGGCAACGGCGGCAGCGACTGACCTGGGCACCAAAGCGACGACTTCGTTTGATTACGGTACAAAGAACGCCAGCACATTTGATTATGGTACGAAGACAACTAACACCACGGGTGCTCACGTTCATACCTATCGAAACGTCTATACAGCAGGCGCAGCAGGGCCGGACGGCGCTGGAGATAAAAGCGGTAGTTCCAATACCAGCAGTGCAGGGGACCATGCCCACACCGTCCCCATTGGCTCTCACACCCACACCGTAGACATTGGTGCGCACACCCACAGCGTCGTAATGGGTTCTCACGGTCACACCGTCACCGTGGATGCGGCAGGTAATACAGAAAACACCGTTAAAAACATCGCACTTAACTACATTGTGAGGCTTGCATAATGACATTCAAAATGAGCGAAGAAGACCAGACCATCACTATTTATAACCTGCGCGCTGACACGCTTGAATTTATCGGCGCTGGCGATGCTTATATTCCGGCCCACACCGGACTGCCCGCGTACAGCACCGATATTGAGCCACCATCAGCCCCGGCAGGCAGCGTTGCGGTATTCAGTGATGCAGATTCCACCTGGTCGCTGGTTGAAGACCATCGCGGCAAAACCGTGTTTGATACCGACAACGGCAATGCTGTGTTTATCAGTGAGCTGGGGCCACTCCCAGAAAATACAACCTCACTTTCGCCGGATGGTCTGTACATGAAATGGAATGGCAGTGAATGGGTAAAAGATGACGAAGCGGAGAAAGCCGCCAGCATCGCCGACGCTCAAAACACCAAAGCCAGCCTGATGCAGGAGGCTAACAATACAATAGCTCTGCTTCAGGATGCTGTTGATCTTGATATGGCGACTGATAACGATGTGCAGTCACTGACTGCCTGGAAGAGGTACCGCGTATTGTTGAACCGGGTAAATCCTGAAGATGCGCCGGATATCGACTGGCCAGAAAAGCCCGAATAAAAGTCGTAATAAAAACCGCTGCACTCATGGCGTAATATCAATAATTGAACACCCCGGAGAATAAAATATGCAGGTTAAAAAACTTCAGATTGCTCGCCTCTACGATAATGGACATTTCATTGGGCTTGGCGTGGCGGTAGATGGTGTACTGCTTGATGGCCACACTGCATCAATAGTATCGACAACAGCCGGAGAGCCAGCAAAACTCAGCGTTGAGTTTGCCCTGGGGTTAAATGGTCAGGATGAATTAGGGGATAGCATCAGAATTGATGTCAGCTGACGCTATCCGTTTTGGCTGCGACTTAACCGTCAGAGGAGAGTGCCTGATATCCATCAAATGTTAACTTCAGCTGGCTCAGGTTGATATCTGGCCCCCTGAGCAAGCGGATGATGGCCCTTTCCTCAATAAGGCCATCATCAATCAGTTTCGTAATATTCAGCAGCATCACCTCATTGCTGATGCCGCCAAACATCTCGTCGTAATCAGTTTTATTTATTGCTGACGGGAAGACATCAGCCAGGGTCGACAGGAGGTTTAACTGTAATTCCTCTGAAAGGAGCCTTTGATTCATAGATAGTTTCCTTGCTCTAAATGAAAGATAACACGGCGTTCTGCCCTGTGAGCATCATTAGCTACCATAATTCAGGTCAACAGAGGTGATTTTATGTCTTGCATAATATTTCCATGGGTTGGTGGTAAGCGTCGACTGGCAAAAGCCATTTTGCCGTTGTTCCCTGAGCACACCTGCTACGTCGAGCCGTTCTGCGGCGGCGCAGCGATGTTCTTTATGAAAGCGCCATCGGATGTGGAGGTGCTGAACGATATCAACAGCGATATCGTCAACTTATACCGAGTTGTGCAGAATCACCTGGAAGAGTTTATAAGGCAGTTTAAATGGGCTTTAACCAGCCGTGAAATATTTACCTGGGCGAAAGTGACGCCACCGGAAACTCTGACCGATATCCAGCGCGCAGCCCGCTTCTATTATCTGCAAAAACTGTCCTTCGGTGCCAGGGCTGATAGTAGGGCGTTCGGAACCAGCGCCACCAGTCCTTCCAGCCTGAACCTGATGCGCCTGGAAGAAACGCTGTCTGATGCCTGGCTACGCCTGCAGCGAGTTACGATTGAGCATCTGGACTGGCAGGAGTGTATCCGCCGCTATGACCGCCCCGGCACGCTCTTTTACCTTGATCCGCCGTACTGGCAAACACAGGGCTACGGCGTACCCTTCGGCATCGAGCAGTACCAGTTCATGGCTGAAGTGGTGCGGGGTATTAAGGGAAAGGCGATAATTTCAGTGAACGACCACCCGGACATGCGGGCGGTGTTTGACGGTCTGGATATTCGCAGCACCAGTACAACTTACTCGGTTGGCGGCAATAACGGCCACAGGGCGGCAGAGCTGCTTATCTGTAACTTTACTCCAGCCTGACTATAAGCGCCGGGGTTACAGCGCCGTGACCCCGGTCTGAGTCAATATATAGTGGCCCCAGCGTGTTTTCTTCAGATAACCGGCCAGCGCCATCTGGGTAACGATGAATTCTGCGTTACCCACTTCGATGCCAGCGCAGTCGGCCAGATCGCTAAGTGGCCATGTACTGCGAACGCCAGCCCTGACCATCGAATCTCTGATGCAACGGGCCGTATCGGTCATTGGGAGTGTTCTGGCGGTCTGGATGGTCATTTTGCGCTTCCTGTGTTGTTGTCTTTGTTGGGTCAGACACTAACTCGGGTTGCGGCCACCATCCAGTCCAAGTGCAACATTGTATTGCGATGTACATCACTAATGCATGTTTCTGTTGGAATGAAAAATTCAGGAATTAATTAATAAATCTCGCCGTTTGGCTTAGTTATGTTTTTTTTGATGTATGGAATAATGTCCTTACATCCGTCTAATGTCATATTGGTGTCAGTAGAGAACCACCCGGATACCAAATCATATCCCTGCTGATACCTCACATAGCGCTTCAACCAAACAATGAAGTAGTTTTGGTTCTTGTCATCAGCAACCGCCCTTGCTTTCTCAATAATTTCCTGAGAGAGCTGTTGTATTTTATCTTGTTCTTTTTGGCTAATGTCGTCGTCAGATAGTGCGGAATGTTCGAGACATGATTCAGCTATTCCTAAATGGTAGTAATAGCCGGTATTCCACATGATTTCATCTTTTGATGTGTTTAAAATGGCCTCATCTCTTGAATAGCAGGTGTGTGACAGGCTAACGAGGACGGCAGCGGTTAGAATTTTTTTCATTAGATCACCTCAGTAGAATTCAACTAGCGGCGATACTGTCAACGGTAAACCATTGCCTTCAACCTCATATTCTTACATGACCTTTATTTGTGATTTATTCTGCACAGTGCAGAATGGCTAATTTTCAGGCCCTTCCGTTGTGCAGAATACACTGCAAAACAGTGCGAAATTTTTCGCCGCGCTACAGGAGTCTGCCAGTGCGCCTGAATGCAAAATGGTGCTGCTGATGAATCTGGATACGCTGGGGGAGGGGCGCAACGTGCAATCTGTTGAAAGCGCTCAGCAGGCGATAAGCGAAATGCTCAGAGAGGTATGGCTGACGGTTACCGGCGCGGAACGCAACGGCGTAACGAATATCACGCCGATTATCATCAACCGATCTGTTCGGGAAGCTTTCACTGTGCCATTTAACCAGCTTACCGCGCAGGTTCAGATGATGTCGGCTCCCTTAGCGACAGCGCGGACGGGAGTAGTGGGTTAAGGCGAACATTTTATCTGATTGTTCCACTGAGACTGGCGACGATCACCGCATAAAACGGTGGCGCTTATCCGATGTGTTTACCGAGTAGATTTCTGACGAGTATCACGGCATGTTCACGGGCCTGCCGGATAAGTTCATCTTTATCGACAGTACGCCCGCAGTGAGCACATGTGGTGCCGGTAACATCGTCCACATCGCTGATTTCCGTCCCACAGTGTACGGTGAGATCATGGTTGCAGTCCGGGCACTTAAACGGAATGTTACTCATTGTGATGACCTTGTGATTGAGGGGTTTAGTTGACCAAACGTATCAACGGCAGCGTCAGTGCTGCAAGGCTCATTTGATGCCTGTTCAGAAGCAACGTTGAACCGTGGCAGTGGTCTGCCCGCAGACGAAAAAAACAGGGTTGAGCAAATTGTACTGAGCCACACCTGTAACGCTGCCTTTCTGGTTACACCTGCTTTCCCTGAATACCAGAGCTGCCAGCGTTCTTGCCTGTAGCCCTGCAGGAATACCCATCGGCGATGAGTCCTTGTCTTCAAGACGCGCTGTTCTGGCAGCCAGGAACAACCTGTAACGATCTTTTTTTGCACGTTATCGTCACCCGCTTTGAGGATATCTGACGGTCATATCCGCTCTGATAATCGGCACGTGCAACATCAGTGCCACCAGGAACCGGGTTTAACTGTTATCACCAGGACGAGACATCATCATGACACCAGATACCCCTGAACGTCTGCCGGATGGCGGAACCCCGGGCATCCTGAACGCCTCAGCCAGGGCTAAGGCCGCCGCAGAACTGGAAAAAAAAGGCAATTATGGCGAAGCTGCCCGATGGTGGCGGATGGCGGCAGAGGCCGCCCGCAATCCACGCCAGCAGCACTGGCAGGAGTCCCGGGCCAGCCTGTGCGAACGCCGTCATCAGGCCCCGCTGTCACAGCCTGAGCGCTAAACCCGTTACCGGAGCGGCATACATGCGATACCTTTCTCCGATACTCATCACCACCCTGACCGTGCTGTTAACGCCTCTGGTCCGGGCGGACACCATGTCGATACTGCCCTGCGAAGCGTCAGATATTGCGGTGCATACCGATGACCCGGGCGGTGTTTACGGCGGAATGTCGCAAAGCGGTACGAGTCTGGTATTACGTAACACTGGCCCCGGGGCCTGCATGTTTCCTCCATGACCGGTCCTGACCTTCAGCGATGCTGCACATCACCCGATGCCCGTTGAACGACTCACCGTCCGGGGCATGAATCAAGGACCGGTGCTGCCGCCGGTGACTGTGCCTGCCGATGGCGAGCTGCAGATACAGCTGAGCCGGGTGTCCAGCGGTGCGTCTGAAGGTGGCAACTGTATCCGTCCAGCGTTTGTTTCGCTGGACCTGGCTGGTGGAACGCTGACGGTGCCTTTTGACCGCCAGATGTGTGCGGCAAAAGGGAGTACCGGCTATTACTCGCAGTCGCTGACCGGTACGCCGTAAGTGAGTTGGGTATGAAAATCGGTTACCTGTTTCTACTGTCATTTTTGGGTGACCGTGGTCCTGCGGTTATGGTTTGTCCCGGGCGGGTATGCGCAGTCTGGGCAGTGATTTGTAGAGGAAGATAGCGGATATCAATGTTAAGGAAGATGAGGAATGGATGAAGTGGATCTGGCCAGCCAGGCCGAACAGATGAGGCTGGAGCATCTGGTTCGCAGCATAACGCGGGCGTCGCTGCCGCTGACCGGGCTGTGCCACAATTGCAGTGCTCTCCTGAAGGACGTGCATTTCTGCGACGCGGACTGCCGGGATGATTATGATAAACGGCAGCAGTTTCACCTGCGTCGTTAAAATCTCAGTGCAAATGGCCGTGGGATGAACAGCCATCCTCGGCATTTTTAATGCCTGTTGTGCATCAGAACTATGCCCATTTTTCATTTTCTTCATGTCCGTTGCCGTTTATACATTAGCGCACTACACCATCGTGGTGATGCAAGGGTATTAACGGGGACAAGAATGAAAAGTTTATCAGGTAAAACAGCACTCGTTACCGGGGCCGGTAGCGGTCTTGGCAGAGAAATCGCGTTATTGATGGCTTCTGAAGGCGCGTCGGTCGGTATTGCGGATCTCAGTCTGGCCTCAGCCGGTAAGGTTGTCCGGGAAATACAACTGGCTGGCGGTGAAGCGCTTGCCATTGGCATGGATGTCTCGGACGAGCAGCAGACTCAGGATGGAATCGACGCGCTGGTGAGTCGTTATGGCAGTCTTGATATTCTGGTATCGAATGCGGGCATACAGATTGTCAGCCCCCTGGATGAATACCCGTTTGCTGACTGGCGGAAGATGATGGCTGTTCATCCTGACGGGGCATTTCTGACCACCCGGGCGGCACTGAAACATATGTATAAAAAACCGCAAGGGGGGACAGTGATTTATATTGGCTCCGTGCATTCGCATGAGGCATCCCGGCTGAAGGCGGCTTATGTGACCGCCAGACATGGGCTGATGGGGCTGGCTAAGGTGGTCGCGAAGGAAGGGGCTGTTCATAACGTTCGCTCGCATGTGGTTTGCCCGGGCTTTGTTGATACACCGCTGGTCAAAAAGCAAATTCCTGAGCAGGCCCGTGAGCTGGGTATCAGCGAAGAGGACGTCGTTAAAAATATTATGCTGACGGAAACCGTTGACGGGCAGTTTACGTCGGCGGCTGATATCGCCGAAACAGTACGTTTTCTGGTGACATTTCCTTCAATGGCGCTGACCGGGCAGTCAATTACGGTCAGTCACGGATGGGGAATGCGCTGATGAGTAAAACCATGCGACGCAGCTTACTCTCTGCTCTGGTGCTGGTGGCTTCCTGTTGTCATGGTGCCTGGGCAGTATCCGCTCAGGTGACCCGGGATACCCTCGGCACAATGGAGAAACAGTATCAACAGATGTGGGTGGAAGAAAATGGCCCACTGACGTTGGCCCCTCCGGCCCCCCTGGCGACGCTGTTATCATCGCTACCAAAAAACAGTAATAATCCAGAGTATAATACGCTCGACAGCCGTGATGCACTGGCTGTGCTGACACAAAAGTATGTGACGGATAAACAATCCGTATCCCGGATTATCAATGTGGATGTCGCGGTGCCGGGACGAAAAGTTCCTGTGCGGATCTACAACCCGCATCCGGATATGGCAACCGGGGTGATCTTCTTCATTCATGGCGGAGGGCATTTGAGCGGTTCGGTGGATGTTTACGACCCGCTAGCCCGGCACCTGGCGGCTGCAACCGGCAATACCGTGGTGGCAGTGGACTATCGTCGGGCACCTGAGTCCCCTTATCCGGAAGGACTTAATGATGCGCATGATGTACTGATGCAGGTTTACGCCATACTGGACCAGAACCATGTGCCCTGGAAGCCGCAGCTGACCCTGATCGGGGATAGCGGCGGTGGGGCATTCAGCGCCACGATTGCCGGTGATTTACAGACTGAACACCCGGGCTTTATATCCCGACTGGTGCTGATTTACCCCAGCCTGGATTACACGCTCTCCTGGCCTTCCGCTGATGAAAACGGGCAGGGTAAATTGCTTGATAAAAGCAAGGTGGCCTGGTACTTCAGCCAGTATTTTCAGCATAATGAAGACCGGGCGTCGCTCTCACCGCTGTACCGGCCTGTCACGCGGGCGTTTCCGCACACACTGATTTTTAGTGGCGGGCTTGATCCGCTGAGGGATGAAGATTTTGCCTTTGTCGCCAGACTGAAAGACGCAGGTGTGCCGGTTAAACATGTGCATTTTCCGGGGATGGTGCATGCATTTCTGATGCTGGAGAACCTGGTACCACAGCAAACCGCGCAGGTTTATCAGGCTACCGCTGATTTTATTGCCACACCTGTCCATTAGGTCTGAAGGGCAGTTTCCGCAACTGCCCTTGTTATTTTGTTAATTAAATGTTACCAGTTCACAGCATGCTCTGTTTTCATCAGGATAAAAACTCAGTCCTTTAAGCCTGCTGTCTGGTCGCTGCCAGCACAATTTCGCGGATACAGACGTTTTGAGGCTGCAGGTAAGCAAAGCGAATGGTCTTTGCCACATCCTCAGCAGAAAGCACAACACCCCCCATATCCTGTTTCCAGGCCTGGTAACCCGACTTTATCTCTTCGTCAGTCGTATGGCTCAGCAGCGCCGTTTCCACGGCCCCTGGCGCGATGGTGATAACCCTGACGCCGTGTGGGGCCAGTTCTTCACGCAGGTTCTCTGAAATACCGTGCACAGCAAATTTCGTCCCTACATAAGCAACATGGTTCGGAAACGTTTTACGCCCTGCCACCGAGCTGATATTGATAATGGTGCCACGTTTGCGGCCCACCATACCTGCCGCTACGGTATGCACACCGTTCAGCACGCCTTTGACGTTGATATCCAGCATGCGTTCCCATTCTTCAGGATTTTGCGTGGTCATATTGCCAAGCAGCATTACCCCGGCATTATTAATCAGAGCGTCCACCGGACCAAAACGCGCCTCAGCTTCTCTTACCGACAGAGTCAATGCATCTCTGTCAGTAACGTCCACGGGCTTACAGAGCGTATCTGGCAGGTTGAGCGCTTTCATTGGCTCACTACGGCGGGCGATCAGCAGAAGGGGATGTCCTTCCGCCGATAACAGCTGGGCGGTAGCAAGGCCGATACCGGAACTGGCACCGGTGATAACAATCAGGGGTTTCTTTTCATATTGCATGCTGAACTCCACATAATTAAAAATGATAGCTAAAACGACGGGTGGACTGTAATTCATCCACCTCAGGCTTTAAAATGGTTTTTTCTTCTTGCAGGCATCATTAAATATTATGGATTATCGCCAGCTTCATGCTTTCATCGCTGTGTTTGAGGAGCGAAATATTACTGGCGCAGCCCGTCGGCTTTGCCTCACGCAGCCAGCCTTGTCAGCCACCATTAAAATGCTTGAGGAAAATCTCGGGACACCGTTATTTCTGCGCCAGCCACGCGGTGTGGCGGTGACGCAGGATGCCAGGATCCTTTACCCGCATGCCCGGCGTATGGTCGCTGAGCTGGATACATTAACCCGTAGCTTCAGACGGGAGAAGCACCGACAGCCACTGAATATAGGTATTGAGCATGACATTGCGGACAGTCAGTTAAACGCTTTTCTGCAGCACATCAGCCGATCCGGAATTCTGTTTGCTGGTCACGCTGGAGTCAGGCTGTACGGGGGATATTCGTTTGGGCTGCGAGGAATTGCGTTGTGAAGATGAGCTGTTCTTACCATTGCATACCGAGCCGTTTCTCCTGGCTCTCCCGGGCGACCACCCACTGACAGCGAAAACGACGGTGACCGAAGCGGATCTTCACGGTCTGTGCTGGATCATGTGTCCTGAACTGTCATCACACCAGCGTCTGCTGCCGGTTTATGGTGCTACGGCAAATTCGCCGGCAGCAAATGCCGGAACGTATTCTCTGGCGCTCAGACTTGTCACGCAGGGACTGGGGGTTGCGATTGTGCCGGAGTCACTGGCTCGTGAACATTTGCAGGTCGTGACCAGAGCCCTGCCAGGACATCCACTCTCAAGACGGACTGGAGTATGCTATGCGGTTCAGTCTCTGTCGTTTCCCGCCGTGGATCAGCTCATCCAGCATTTGATGCGAATTACACGCTGATCAAGATTGTGCAAGGAGGCAAACAGCATTACCCGCTATCAGAGCAGGTGGTGCCGGTGGTGTTGTCTATATTGTTAGACGACAATGACAAAACGCCTTCGCATTGACTCATCATTAATGACCTTTCTAATAAGACTGTAGCAACGACAGGGTCAATGCTAACAAGGTTCATCTTGTTTCTTCCGGTAGCTGTGACGATGCGTGGAAATTGCTACTTCACAGCGAAAAAACACTTTATGGAGCCGGGAAGCGGGAAAAAGATCGCTATCGCCTGTACTCCGACGCCTGCTACTGATTTTTGGCAGGTGGCATCAGTCCATGATGAAGTCGGCGGTGGCTGTTCGGTGTAGTCTGCGTGGCAGGCTCCTGCTGTGCTTTTTCCATCGCGGCATTTTTTTCGTAAGCGTTAAGTGAGCGCCGTATTGACGGTTATTTATCGGTAAGAACCACGTTCCATGGCAGCAGTTCCGCCACTTTGTTACTGGGCCACTCCGGCAGTACGCTCAGGATATGGCGAAGATAAGCTTCCGGATCGATACCATTGAGCCTGCACGTCCCGATCAGACCGTACAGCAGTGCTCCACGATCGCCACCGTGGTCGCTACCGAAGAAGATATAATTTTTCTTGCCAAGACAGACGGCTCGTAGCGCGCGTTCTGCGGTATTATTATCAGCTTCTGCAAGACCATCATCGCAGTAGTAGCACAGGGCATCCCACTGGTTCAGAGCATAAGCGAACGCCTCGCCCAGCCGGGATTTTTTCGACAGCATCGCGCTTTTCTCCACCAACCAGTCATGCAAGGATATCAGCAACGGCTTACTCCGGGATTGTCTGGCTGCCAGCCGATCAGTTGCAGGGAGGCCACGTATGGCCTCTTCGATGGCGTACAGTTCGCCGATACGTTTTAGGGCTTCCTCTGCTGTCGCCGTCCGGGTACTGATATACACGTCATGGATTTTTCTGCGTGCGTGGGCCCAGCAGGCCGCTTCTGTTAACGGCCCGCCTTCACGTTCTGCGCTGAACAACCGATCGTAGCCTGCGAAGGCATCCGCCTGCAGCACACCATGATAGTGCCGAAGATGTTGCTGAGGATGTTTCCCCTGCCGGTCTGGCGAGAAGGCGAACCATGCCGCCGGCGGATCTGATGAGCCTGCGCTTCTGTCATCACGCACATATGTCCAGATGCGCCCAGTTTTTGTCTTCTTTCTGCCCGGGGCCAGTACCGGCACTGGGGTATCATCTGTATGCAGTTTGCGGCAGTCCATCACGTAGTGGTAAAGGGCCTCATCCAGCGGCGCCATTAACCGACAACAGGCATCCACCCAGTTGGAGAGCAGAGCACGGCTCAGATCCACGCCCTGACGGGCAAAGATTTCGCACTGGCGATAGAGTGGCAGGTGTTCGCAGTATTTGGCCGTTAACACGCGGGCCAGCAGACCCGGCCCGGCGATACCTCGTTCGATGGGGCGTGATGGCGCAGGCGCTTCAACGATGCAGTCACATCGGGTGCAGGTCTTTTTCACTCTGACCGTGCGGATCACTTTCAGGGCGCTGGAGACCAGTTCCAGCTGCTCCGCGCTGACTTCACTGAGATAGGCCATATCACTACCGCAACCAGGACAGCAGGTTTCGGCTGGCTCCAGCCTGTTTATTTCGCGGGGAAGATGTTCAGGGAGTGGACGGCGGTGGCGCGACTGGCGAAGCTGGCGCGGAACCTGCGGATCGTTATCCCGGCCGTTGTAACGATCGCTTTGCTGCTCCTGCTGTTTCAGCAGGGCTTCTGCGTCTTCAACCTGCCGGCGAAGTTTTTCTGAACGGGTACCGAACAGCATCCGCCGCAGTTTTTCTATCTGTGCCCGCAGATGCTCTATTTCTCGCTCTTCATTCTCTATTTTCTCTTCTGCGCGGGCCAGCGCCGAACGCAGGAACGACTCAGTCTCTGCAACGAGGCTGAGCTGATTGTCTTTCTGGCGAAGCGCGTCTTCCAGCGAGTTGATGCGGGCGAGATAGTCCTGACTCATGCCCGCTGTTATAGCAACGGGATGATTTAATTTACAACATACTCAGCGCGTTAGAGCGGGATGTTTTGGGCTGGCGCCAGTCCAGTTTGTCGAGGAGCATGGTAAGTTGTGAACGGGTGATGGCGATTTTGCCATCACGAACAGCAGGCCAGATGAACTGGCCTTCTTCCAGCCGTTTGGTAAACAGGCACAGGCCATCAGCATCTGCCCAGAGGATCTTCACCGTGTCACCTTTGCGGCCACGGAAGATAAACAGGTGGCCGGAGAACGGATTTTCATCAAGGGCATGCTGTACCAGCTCGCCCAGACCATTGAACGACTTACGCATATCCGTGACGCCGGCAACCAGCCAGATACGGGTACCTGATGGGAGGGATATCATTGGCTTCTCCCGGTCAGCTCGCGGAGCAGCACGGCCAGCAACTCTGGTGACGGGTTCTCAAGCGTTATTTTGCCGTGGCGGAACTCCACGCAACAGGAAGACGCATTCAGCGGACACAGCCCGGAGGCGGTATCTGATACAGCGGGGTCCGGCATGATCTCGACGGGTAGCAGTGATGGGCCTGAAGGTGGAACGATGGTGGCCGGCAGGCGACGTGACACCCGGCCCTCGTTCTGCCACATACGCAGCCATTTAAAAATGAGATTGTGAGCAACGCCATTTTCTCTCGCTATTTTTGCGACGTTGGCATCGGGGTGAGAGGCTAGTTCAACGATACGAAGTTTGAAGTCGTTAGAATAGACTGTGCGTGATTCAGTTCGCCAGTCGGCAATGCTTTCCATGAATAGAGCTCCATCTGGTTTAGAAGGAGCTCTAACCTAACGATCCCGGGACTAGAATCACAGGCGGCAGTGGCTTTACGCTTACTTTTTTTCTTCCATGTACTGCGAGTTTTCGGGGTTAATCACGGGACCCGGTCCGAATACAAGCGGTGGTTGTGTCCGAGCGGAAGTGTCTGGACTACCCGTTGAGTCTGTGGGCATATCTGCAGCAATAGCGGTGGATCCGAAAAGCAATGCGATCAGTGCGATGGACAATTGACGCATGGTGATATCTCTGTGACGGGATGAGCCAACAACATCCCGCCGGGAGCGGTGCGATATCAATTGCCAGGTGTGTTACTGTTATTTCATTACCCACGAGCTTTGCCAATTATCGCAGAGTCGGATTCGTCATGGATAGCCCCCGATATCAGCGCCAGTTCACCACGTTGTATCAGCGTGATATAGCGCCATTTGCAGAACGTGTCGCTCATGCCTGTTTGCGACATCGCCTGTCCGATAGCGTGAGCCAGTATGGTTGGTTGCTCGCCGACAACAGTCGGGTGTCGAATTACCCGATGGGACGTTCTGTCAGTCGGTTATTTTCGATAATACGTACTCCTGCACCCTGGTCGCGAAGTTTGACCTATTCATTAGCCAGTTGGCTGCGAAGCTCTGGTGTCGCAGTCTGGCGCACAGCAAAACGCAACTTAAGTCGCTCACCGGGGATCTGTGCAACCGCAGCGTGCGTCTTCCCGTCAGGATTATGCATATCGCGGGTATCCACCAGAACCTCAGTCACACTGGCGGTGTCATTCCGTAGCCACCAGTAAATACGGCGGAGAAGCAGCTGTTCGACGGGATGCGTTCCCGACCAGATGACAATTTCATCCGATCCTTTCCCCAAAGAGCAAAGCTGCTGATGGACATTCTGAAAAAAGACGGTCCAGTCCGTTCCTGCATTACCACTGGTGAGAGTAAAAAATCATGCCAGAAAGCGACGCGCTGAAGCGGAGATGCAGCATCTGCGGCCCATACTGCAGGCATTGGCAATATCCCTGATATCTGCATCAAACAGCGATTCAGGGCGTATCAGGGCAGAGCCAGCCTGGCTTACGAGCCGGATATTAATCTTCATTTGGCGTTCCTACGAAATCGTGTCGTTGTGTGCCAGATCAAATGATCAAACGAGATAGTCGTTCGTGCGGGTGGAGTCCAGAGCCTGCTGCTGTAGGGAGTTAGGACAATACATTATAATCAACACAGGGCAGATGCCAAAAATACCCGATCTGGTGATACAACAAAATAGTGGGGCATCGCACCAGGGTAACCGTTACAGCAACATAAAAAATGCCCGCATGGACACGGGCAAAGGGAAACGTTGAAGCCATAATCATCAGGATGCGATTGTCTTAACGTCGCTTTTTAACCATCAGCACGGGACTGACCATTGTCAAATTCTGCCTATCCAGCGAGAACTCACTGGTTGATACCACCGTTCAGAGAAGTCTCCTGGGCTCCGGGTCTAGCGATAACCCGGTGTTTTCAACTTTTGCATCAATCTATTCCCTGCCTCACAATTAACAAAAACTTCACATTTGTAGCAGAATTTTGAATTTACATTTATTTAACAATATCAAACAATCCATAAACGAATAATAAAAAATATTCACTATGGGTGATTATTGTGAAAAGCAGGCTTTATTTGACACAGCACGAAACGGAACAAATACTGCAGGCGACGGAAGGCGTAAAAAATGGGCTGCGGGATCGGTGCATGATCCTGATGTGCTTTTATCATGGTCTGCGGATAAGCGAACTGCTCGGCCTTACCGTCCGGGATATCGATTTAGCGGGCGGGACTATTTTTATCCGGCGACTGAAGAACGGTTTCAGCACCGTGCACCCGCTCCAGCCAGATGAGCGACAGCTCCTGGGGGAGTGGATGAGTCGCAGACCGCTGTCGAACGAAGGATGGCTTTTTCCCAACGCGAAGGGGAACCACCTCACCCGACAATATATGTACAAACAGTTGCGGCATTACGGATTGTTGGCCGGTCTGGCGGTGAGGGTTCACCCTCACATGCTGCGCCATGCCTGCGGCTATGAACTGGCTGAACAGGGGATGGATACGCGATTAATCCAGGATTACCTTGGGCATCGTAACATTCGCCACACCGTACACTACACGGCGGGGAATGCAGCCCGCTTTGCGCAGACCTGGAAAAAACAACGGCTGGCGGTGGTGAGTTAG